TATGTTAATAATCACCATTAAGTGTTTGGTAATTGTTCGTAAATAAATTTTCATATTTAACCCAAACTGTTTCGTGAGGTAATATTGGTCGTTGTTTTTGTTCACCCGTTTGTTGATTCATTTCAGTTACATTACCTCTAGTATCAAACCCACATAAAACATACTGTAATTTATGATTTATTGATGAATTTTTTTGTACAAACCCCCCTAACAATTTTAAATCGTGTTCGTGTGATGAACCACCTAACCAACCAACTCTAATTCTATCCGACTTTAACGTAGGTTCATTAAATTGAGATTCTTTAGGGTTAATAGCGTTAGGTAACACTACAACATTTTTATTGAATTTTAAAATTTCGTCGGCAAATAGTTTTGTTGTTGTTGTAACATAACTAGCAACTTTTAAATTATTTAAAATCTTCTTATGTAATTCGTTTTTAAGAATTAAAGTATGGATAGGGTGTTCTTTAGTAGGTAACCAATAATCATCAATATCAACAATTACCACAATACCCATAGATTTTAAATGTTCAATTAATTTTGGGGATGCTTCATAGTCGTGACCAATATTTCTATGTACGTGAACTATTTGATACTGTTTCCAATAATTTAAATCATTAACTTTTGGGTCATAATCAATATCAACGTGGAAATCGTCAGGATATAAATCCTGTAAAAATGTGTGTGGGTCAACTGACCTAAATTTTCCGACACCCGTAGTGTCTGATGGGAGAACTAATACCTTAATTTTTTCTTTCATATGTTATATTATATTGAAAGAATGATAAGTATTAAAATTGTTTTAATCAATAAAAAACCCCCACCAAATAGTGAGGGTTACTAAATATTTGTTATTTTTACTATTTTACTTTTTTGATTTTTGTTACCTTACCTTCAAATATATGAGCACCAACTCTAAATGAAAAAACATCATTAGTTTTGGACACACTCTCAGTGATTAAACCGTTTTCAGATAATACCTCTCTGACCGCTTCCTGAATCATAGATTTTAATTCACTTGATGCGGGAATTTGACTTGTTTGTGGTTGAGGTCTTCTTTGTTGTGGTGTAACATCACCATTCGCTTTAGTATTCATCAATCTCGCGGCTTTTTCCGCTAATTCGTTAGAAATACCAGCACCACCTGATAATGGATTGTCAGGTTGTACAATTGGATGTTCCATCATCAATTGTTTAATAGAATCAGGTAATTTTGATGATAATATTCTGTCTTGACTCGCTTGTTGGGGCATTTTATGAATATTTTTATTAACCGCCTCTTCAGATAAGTAAGGTTGATTAATATCATCATTTTGCATATGTCCCATAGTTAAGGACTCATTCATATATTCCGACGGTAAGTTATACGTTGCTTGTGGGGATTTGAATTCTTCAACCAATGGTGCCGAATTGTTAATATTTCCCGGAATTCCTCCACGACCAATTTCATTATGTTTTGACATAATTTGTTTAGCCGCAACTAGTTTCATCATTAAATCATTTTCATTTGTCATATTTTAAAATTTAAACAGGTTCATTGTTATTATCAAATTTAACATTGATAATTACTCTATTCATACTTCTATCACCATTTGGATTATACCCGGGTTGTGGTTGGTTAAACACTTCACCTGTAGGTTTAAAAGATTGAATCTTATCTAATCTAAAAATCCTCCACCCAGGTAATGGTTGTTCACCTTTATATCCTGTGTGTGATGACCCTTCATAATCCCAAGCTCTTAAAATTGGGTTATCAGCCTTACTGTACCCAAAACAAACAGGTTCGATTTCACGTAATCCACGACCACCTGGCTCATCACCATCGTAGTAAATAATAACCTTTTGTCTTTTTTTAATCGCATCAGTAATGGAATTAATAGACGCTACTTCTAAAATAAGACTTTTAACCGTATTGTAAAGTTTCATTAAGCACTTGGTGTTGTATACGGTGCGTTTGATTTGTACGCGTTTATTACAATACCCGCTTTTCTCTCAAGGATATCTTGGATAGCTCCCGCACCTTCATTATAGACATCTAAATCACCACCTGTACCTTTACCTTGAGTATCACCATCAGCCAAAGCGTCAGGGTTAACTGTTGAGTATTCATTTGCGGTTTTTTTAAAATCATTTTTAGGTAACAATTTTTTTCTTTCAGCTTCAGCAATTTGAGACAACGAATTATTCGGTTGTTCAAAATTTAATGGTTCGTTAGTTGGCATATTATATTATTTTTTTTATTAAGTCATTTATCCGTTTTAAACTTTCGGTAACGGCTGAGTCATATCTCTCAACATTAGAATTATGACTTTTACTTGGTCTATTTTGATTAATTAAACTATTTTTTTCGTGTTGGACAATAAATTGATTATCCATCGCAACTGATTTGATTTTTTTAGACAAATGATTACCATCCCTCATTGAGGTTAGAGTATCATTAACCCAATTCTTCACATAATGACCCCCATTTAAAATAAATGGTAAATCATTGTCGTGACCATTAAATCCGTCAAACCAATTTTTCATACGTTTTAATTGTTGGTAACTAATCTCCCTTTTATCACGTAATTCTTTGTTTCTACGAAACCCTTCAGTTGAGTCGTCAGCACCAATCGCCGATTGATGACATTGGTCCAAATAACCAATAACATCTTCCGGTAGAGGAACTGTGTGACCGTATAAATCTTTATTCATTTGTTTTTAAAATTTTAATTAATTGATTAAGACTAATACCTTCTTTCTCAGCAATTTTCTTAATTGAATTTAAATTTTTAACTAATATTTTACTTATAGGATTTTCCTTAGAAACAACATCAGAATTATTCTTAGATTTTTTAGTTAAGATATCCTCAACCATTTTAATCATTTTTTGTTTTTGTTCTTCTTCAATAGTCCCTTTTTCAACTAAACGTTGTCTAAGAATATCACCTTTTCTTTTAACTTTTGGTAGTTTTCCAAACTCCTCCGCTCTTTCTTCAGAATTATCAACCCCCATATCATCTAATGTTTTTACAGTGTCATTATAATCCATATCTTCAGTTTCTTCATAACCAAACGCGTCAGAATAATCAACTTCAGAAACCACATTACCTTTATTTTCCGTACCCTCACCATAGTAAACTCGATAACCACGAGTAACAGGATTACCGGCTTGTCTTGTCGCCGCAACAGTTTGGTCCATAGTTTTATGTGGGTGCATTGTTTGGTCTAAATTAGGAATTCGTGAACTTAACATAGTCCCATCGGCGTCAACTAATTCATCTAATTCTTCAGATTTTTTAGGTTTAAGCATTTTTTTAATCTGCTCTTTAGAATATTTCTTTTTACTTTTCAATATTTGATTTACAAACGACTTAACTTTTTTTGAATCCATTTTATCAAAATCTTGTTTCTCGTCATTTTTACGTGATTCATTTAAAGTGTCCCCCACTGAGTAGTATAATGATATTTTATCACCTCTGTCTCTTAAATAGAAGTAACAATTATTACCAAAATATTCTGTATTATATGAAATCATATTCTTTTTTATTAATAAATACTTCGTTTTAAAGTATTTATCTTAAAAAAGATGTCAGGTCAAAATATTAATCAATACGGTAAACCAAATTGGGGGATTAAATTGAATTTAGATTCCCAAGATATGTCTTTGTCTAATGATGAGAGAGATTATAACGAAGAAGTTGTTTTTTCGCCATATTTAATTGCCCAAACATATGGTAATAGATTACCATTTTCATTCGACATTAATAATACGTTATCAGTACAAAACCAAACATTATCATACAAACAATACAACAATAATAACGTATTTGTCTCACAGAATTATTACAACATAAATAATGAAGATTTAAATTGTTATTCGGCAAGTACGTCTTGTGATATCGGATTAACCGGTATGGATAATGGTCTTGTCGATAATTTCACAGGACAAACCATAACATTTACTAAAGGATTATTTGATAACCCGTTAAAATTTGAACGATTATATTTCGATAGACGTTTAAAAATGTTTCAAGTGACAGGTTACACTAGCACACCAAATTTCCGTTTTTCAGGATTTGATAAGACGGTATTATACGAAGTCGTTAGTAAAAACAGTCCTTATGAAGGTAGGTATCACGAATTATATGGGGGATTTTATCAAGGATTTTATAAATTATTCGGATATGATTATGAAATTTTTCCTGAAAGGATGAATAAAGGTTGGTCCGTTGAAATGTTATTAAAACCAAGATTAGTTGACGAGTATTTCCCCGAATCTGACGAAACAACATTAAATGAAATCTATCCTGATAATAAGGACACTTTCTTTTATTTTGGAACTAGAGCGGAGAATAAATTCCATCACCACGCCGACGGTTCTCCAATGTCATTAACCGGTTATACAAGAATTACTGAACCATTGGTTGGTTTAGAAACTTGTGCTTGTTGTAATACAGGTGTAACCAATAGTCGTTGTGTATTTATTTACCCTCCTAGGTCATTAAATGAAATTCACGATTCTCACGTTAATTATGGTTGTGATATTTGTGGATGTAGTACTTGTGGAACCACAGATAAAACAACTTGTACCACAGGTTGTACTACTTGTGGTTGTGTACCAACAACATACGATACCTGTGGTTGGGAATGTAAAAAACATATTTGTGGAACAGGTTATACCTCATCCGTTGAGAATACTTGCGAATCAGACCCATTGTTTGATTCAATGTCAAATGCGTTATCATTCAAATTATCCGGTGACCCTAAAAACCCTAGTATTTGTATTAGAGTATTAAGAATAACAGGTGAATGTAAAACGGTGTCATTATTAAATAATAATACGGTATCACCTGACGATATATTGTCATCTTGTTTACAAACAGGTACAACATATGTGACAGGATATACTGTTGATAACTATTGTACATCACCAATATACCCAAGATGTCAACAAGAAAACCCTGTGTGGTTAGAAGATGAACATTGGTTTCAATTAAACGCCGTTTGGGAACGATATACTTGGTTAGACTATTGTGATTTATATTACAGAGGTGGTTTAGGTGACATTACCACTAAATCATATTTAAATTCATTATCAAATAATGCAATATCATTAATTACTCCTGAGTTTACACATTCAGGTGCGACCCCCGCAGAACAAATTGAGATTGTTAAGTTAAACGAGAAATGGTTGATTGATAAGGGTTATAGAAAGGGTAGATTAAAACTTTACGTAAACGGTAAACTTTTCCACACAATTCAAGATTTTGAGGAGATTATTCCAAGAGGTTTAGATACCGATAAAGAAAAACAAGTCGGAGTACCATTCAATATTTCTTGGGGTGGAGGTACTCAAGGTTTAAGAGAACATTTGATTCCTAAACCAATCCCTGTTTGTGACATTGTGGGTGGTGTATTAATTGATGTTGTATTAACTTCAGAAATAACTGAGGGGTCAATTATTATAAAGTACACTTTAACTTCTTCATCAGAGTTAAATGAAGATTTAACAGTTAATTTCAAACAAACTTTAGACGTATTAACCGGTAACACAATTGAAATTGTTACAGGTGTAACTATTAATTCAGGATATACTGTAGGTACAACAATTATTAACCTACCTTACGATTATAACAATCTTAATGGTAATACTAGTTACTCAGACATTGATGTTTTCCCATCAAATTTGTCTAATTGTGTAAACATACAAACAATTAACCCAATATTTCCACCGGCAAATGATTTCCAAGGTTTAGTCATCCCAATTAACGATATATTGAGTGATAACATCCCAATTAACGATTTGGGTGTAAGTAATATCCCTAACAATGATTTAATTAATAACAATATACCAAATAACGATTTAATTAATAACAATATACCAAATAACGATTTTACCGATAATCACATACCAAACGATGGTTTAGGTTCAGAAATAATACCAAACAACGATATTGTATCGGTATTCCTTGCCCCACCAACTCCAACTCCAACCCCAACTATTACCCCAACAAATACCGTAACACCAACTGTAACCCCAACAAATACCGTAACACCAACTATTACCCCAACAATAACACCAACGGAAACTGTAACTCCAACACCAACTGAAACTGTTACCCCAACACCTACTGAAACTCCAACTCCAACACCAACGGAAACTGTAACTCCAACACCAACTGAAACTGTTACCCCAACACCTACTGAAACACCGACCCCCACACCAACTCAAACCCCAACACCAACTCAAACCCCAACAACGTCAACGACAGTTACTCCAACTCCAACTAAATTAAGATATTCATTTATAGTTACAACAGGGTCGACACAAATATTAGCGTGTAGTAATGTTGGTACAATAACATTGTATGGTGATGAAAGTTTATTTGATACTAATTCATATTTCTATAATACACAATACGGGTCAGTGACGACTGATATGACGGGTTACTATTCTTACAACTCAATTGTTACTGAATTAGATTCTTCAGGTGTTGTTGTTGATAGTGTATTCTCATTATGCCCAACTCAAACCCCAACTCCAACCCCAACACCAACTGAAACTGTTACCCCAACACCAACTATTACCCCAACTGAAACTGTTACCCCAACACCAACAGAAACTGTTACACCAACCCCAACTATTACCCCAACTGAAACTGTTACCCCAACACCAACTGAAACTGTTACCCCAACACCAACAGAAACTCCAACTCCAACCCCAACTGAAACTGTTACACCAACACCAACTGAAACTGTTACCCCAACACCAACAGAAACTCCAACTAATACACCTACCGAAACACCGACAAATACACCAACAGAAACTCCAACTAATACACCGACTGAAACCCCTACTCAAACACCAACACCGACTATAAGTTACTATTCGTATGTGTTAGGTAGTGGTGCAACTACAACGGAAGCTTGTAATAATTACGGAATCAATAATATAACTGTTTATGCACCAATTGAAGGGGGTGTTGGTCCTAATGTTGGTGAATATTTGTATTTAACACCGGGTAACCCACCGACTAATTCAGTTCCTGACGGATATTATTCTAACGGAATTGCTTTCTATATTGTTTCAGGTGGTTTAGGTCAAATAACGTCAGTTGACTTAGATGGTTGTAATGGGTTGTTAACACCAACACCAACACCAACGCCAACCCCAACACAAACTTAAACACCAACCCCAACACAAACTAAATCCAATTATGGATTATAAATTTACAAAATAAATGATATTTATAAAATAAAAAAGAAAATGGCAATAGGAGTTAGAATTACTAGTAATAATTTATCAGGTCAAACCGCAAGTATTACTTTTCAATCAATGACAGGTGGAACACCGATTGATTTAGGTATACAAACAATCCCTTTTAATTATTATAACGAATTACCTTATGGTAATTTCACAATTTCATCAACAACTTATGATTATGTGTATACATTAACGGTATCACAACCATATGGTGAAAATCAAGATTATATGTACTTGGGAAATGTCTCAGGACAAACAACCTATAGTTTAGGATTTCTAAACTTTAATGACTTTAGCGCCGAAATTATAGATTTGGGTGTTGACACAACATATTGGAATGAGAATAACTGGTATCCGTTATCTGAAAGTGGTAGTATGTTAGATTTTCGTAATGACGGTAATACTGAACGTTTAGTATTATTTTTAGATGTTAATGGAAATGTTGTTGACCAATTTAGTGCAACTACGTTTGATTCCCTATCAGGTATTTTAGATGGTAGAATCGCTTATTTCCAAGACCCAGATGGTGGTTTATTCTATTGGTTTAATGGGGAAACAGTTTATCAATACACATTTGACCCAAATACTGAGACATTAGACATTCAATGGGATTGGGATGCGACTTGTCTCGATAATACATTTGTATTTATTCTTAGAAACACAGGTACAACAACCTCAACCTCATATAGAGTTAGACCTAACGGGTCTGTCCAACCAATTGATTCTTGGGATTATAATCTTGAAACAAGGTATTATGGTCTTTATTATTCATCAAAATATTTTTACGAATTTAGTTTCTTAAACGTAGATGATACTGTATCATCAATTAAAATATACAACACATCAGGTGGGTTGGTTTACTATCCCGAATTTTTATCTGAAACGTATAATAATTGGTCAATAAATTGGTACGGTAATCAATCGTTTAATATTATTTTATGGAATGATATGGATGATTCAGTCGACTATTTAATTTTAAATCACGACTGTTTAAATGATATATCAAGCGATACAACACACGCAAAACCTAACTACCCTAATCGTTCAATTCAAACTGACACATTATACTTCCCGAATGACGTACCTGTAGGTGGAATTTTTATTCATTTTTATAACACTACAGGTACTTTTTTCCCTGGAGGTGGTTATGAAATAGACTATCTTGATATCGTTTATAAATTGGAAAATCAGGAATCATTACAAACTTATGTTTTTACAAATACGGGAGACAATACTAAAAAATTCTATATCTATGGATATGGTAATAAAAATTATAACACATATTGTTCAACAGGAGGTACTAACTCATCAATATTTTCCATTAATAATGATGGGGTTAAAATAACCCCGACTGAACAAAACATTAATGAAATAACAAATGTTGATTATGATGATTTTGGCGAATATTACGTTTTAGTAAATTCAGTTGGTGATAACAGTTATTTTTATTTATCGTTAAATGGTAACATTGAGGACACGTTAACATTAGACACATCGAGTGGTTATGATTTTACTAGTCGATTTGAAGTGTTTTATGTTGAAAACTCATCAACCGCTTATTATGTTAATAATTTAGTTACAGGGTTTACACAAACAGGTTATTACAATTCAACATCAACCCCAACATCTTATTATAATAAAGACTATTATTATAGACCGGAACACTTTTTAGTATTTAACACCGCAAATGGGTTAGCTAGAGTGTTAAGTAATAATAAACTTTACAATGGATTTAGTTTACCTTTATCATATAATGATTCTAGTGAACGTAGAATAGGTAGAGATAAATTTATTTATGTTTATAATGATAATTCAGACAATACAAGAATTAATTTATACGATTTTAATGGGGCGTTACTTAATAGTACCTTAGTCAATATTACAGGATGGGATTACGTTTACGCGGTTAAAGATAGATATGTTGTTGTTCAAGATACAATTGATGGTCAACGTTTATTGACAATGATTTCAAAGGATGAAGTAAAACAAATAACAATAGATAACCAATATTCAAGTTGGGACATAATAAACGATTATATATGGTGGGATTAAAATGAGATATCAAACACAAGTAACAGTAAAATTTAAAAATAAAGGTAATTTACAAAATTCGGTTACCTCATTTGTTTTAAATGAAAATATAACAGTTTCAGAATTTAAAACTGAAATAAAAAAAACATTAAGGTTTTTGGATACACACTCAATTGAAAATGAGATTGTTTATTTAGGTAGTAATAAATTAAATGATTCTGACATTGTACCTTCTGAAAAATCAGGATTACAGTTTTTTATTGAAGTAACGAACAAATAACATTAATTCAAATTTAGTTAAAAACCCGGTATTATTAATGATACCGGGTTTTTTATTACCCCAACAATAAATACTAAAACTTCTTTAGATACTATTTATAATTAAAAAATAATGGCATCAACAGTAGTTATAGGAACAAACAATTATAGTGGTGAAACCGCAGATATTACGTTCTACCCTGAAACAGGTGGGACTATTAATATTGGGTCTTACATAGTACCATACAATTATTCAACTGATTATTTTTTCGGTACTTATGAACTATATTTTTCCGCATATAATTTTACTTGTGAATTTACAATCTCATCATCAAACCCAATACCACCACCACAAACTATTAGTGCAACAACTATTGAGTACGATTTATTTCAGAGATACACACAAGACCCTGAAAATTTATCAGATGTTGATTTAAGTGGTACAACATTTAGTGGGTTAAATACAAATATTTTAATCAACAAATATTTCGCAGGGACATTTGAAGGTGGTATATCACAATTTAGGATGTACGTCTCACCATTGTCAGCCCCTGAAGTTAAACACAATTTTAACTTATTGAAAAATACATTTAGGATGTTTAATCCTGATTGTCCTGATTGTTCAACTGACATTTGTCAAATTGATGATTTTACGTATGAAATTGTAGGGTCAGAAAATGTTGGAAACAATATTGAATTTAAACCTGACCCTAAATTATTAGGTAGACTACATATTCCTGATGATAGAGATAAAAATTATTTAATAAAAGACCATTACGATTATTTAGTGTCTATAGTTAAACCACCAAGTGTTGTGGTTATTAGACCTAAAGTAACTCCAAGCAAATCACGAAGAATCGTATCACCAACACCGAGTAGAAGTCTAAGAGTAACACCCACACCAACAAGAACCCCTCAACCAACACCTACACCAACAACTACACCACAAATTATGACCAAATATTGGAACCCTAATGGTTGGTGGGGAAATCAAGGTTCAACACCACAATGTGTTGGATTCGCTTGGGCACATTGGGTTGAAGATGGCCCTATCGAACACGGAGGTACACCACCAATAGTCCAACCCCAAATAATATATACTGAAGCTCAGAAAATTGATGAATGGCCAGGTGAAAACTATGCCGGTACATCAGTTAGAGCCGGCGCGAAATACCTACAAACTAATGGGGCGATTAAGTCGTATTATTGGGCTTATGACCTCAACACATTAATAAATACAGTATTCAACTTAGGTCCGGTAGTTGTTGGTACTTATTGGTACTCAGGTATGTTTTACCCTGATAATAACGGTCTTATCCGTATTACAGGTGGTATTGCCGGTGGTCACGCATACGTAATAAACGGTGTGGACAAATCACAAAAATTATTTAGAATTAAAAATAGTTGGGGACAAAATTGGGGTAAACAAGGACACGCATATATCTCATTTAGTGATATGGCTAAATTAATATCAATGAACGGTGAAATTTGTTTGGCCGTTGAAAATAATTTTTAATTTATGAGTAACACAATAATAATATCAAGTATTAATTATGACGGTGAACAAGCTGAAATATTGTTTAAACCTGATAATAATAATGTGACAATACACTTAGGGCCAGGTTTGGTTACATTACCATATACTTTCGACCCATCAACTTTAACACCACCTCGTGAGGTGTATGGTATGTACACAATATTGGTCGCAGGTAGTGACTGTCCTAATTTTTTAAATGTACCAAGGCCAATTCCAACAGTTACACCAACTCACACACCGACAAAAACACCAACGCCAACACCAACTATTACTCCAACCCCAACTTTAACCCCAAATCCTTGTTTTATTACACCAACCCCAACTCCAACTTTAACACCAACTGTAACTTACACACCAACACCAACAATAACACCGACAATAACACCTTCCCCATTACCTTGTTTCCAATTATATAATACTTGGTGGAGTAATAATTCATATATCTATTACACGGCTATAACGGATAATTATACTTATTCATTTTTACCGGGTGTTAACAGTATTGTTAATGGTGGATATGATATGTTTAATGTTGCTAACGTAATATTACTTAATAACCCAATCCCTAAAATATATGGTACGATTAGTACTGATTTTTTAGTTACACGTCGTAATGTTTGGCCACAATTAACATTAGTTAGTTTAGGAAACACCGTAAGTCCACATTCAATTGGTGAAGATGGTTCACCGTCAGTCCAATTGGGCAATGACCCAACTTATGGTCAATATGAAGTATCACGAGAAGTTATATTAACAAACGGAACTTATGATTGTGGTAATATTAATGGTTCTTGGTATCGTTATAGTAATATCGGTGTAAATCCTTCATTTTTATCTGGTAGTACCCCATCACCATCAATTGAATATGTTTGGTTTACAGTTGAATCAACAGAATGGGTGAGTGATATAAACAATATCTCCGATAATCGAGGTGATATTTCACAACCAAGAAATTTAACATCAACTGTTACCGCAACAGGTGAGAACGCATTTATTGGTATGGTATTATTATCTAAATTTTCACCAAATAGTCCTTCAACTATAATACCTAATAATCAAGTCACTCAATTTTTACAAAACGCTATTTGTACTATGTTTAATGATGTTAATTGTGCGAAATTTTAGTTTTTAAAACCACAAAATTTGTTTGAGGTTTAATTATTCAATTAATGACTTATTTTTTTTTATTAAACAGGTAAAATACCAAATCAATAGGTATTTATTTTAGAATAATGAGTACAGTACAGATAACTAGTTTAACAGGTCATTCACCTTACGATATTACAATTTGTGATTATACAAAAACATTTTGTAGTACTGTAATTACAGGTGTAACATCTGTCCCACCAACATTGACGCTCACAGTTCCTGAATTTGGGGGTCCATCGTTATATGGGTCAGTTTTAGTTATCGCAACAGATTCTTCAGGTTGTGAAGAAATGATGTTATTACCTTGTAATATAACACCAACGGTAACACCAACGGTAACACCCACAAGAACACCAACACTAACTCCAAGTAAATGTCGTTGTATTACATTTAGAAACCCAACATCAAGTAATTTAACATATAGTTTAACATTATGTAATGGTACTGAAATAACTAATACTATACAAGGTAATACCTTTTTATATTTTTGTGGTTACAACCCAGTTATTGGTGATGGTGGTTATTATTCATTATCTAATATTGGGTGTTCTGTTAGTAACGGATGTCCCGACCCATCACCTACGCCAACAACAACACCAACAGTTACACCAACATTACCACCAATGGTTGGTTATTTTCAAAGTTGTTGTGACCCAACTAACCAATTCACATTAACACATATACCATCATCGTTTTCACCTTTATCAGGGACTTATTTTATTTCAACAAATAATTTCACAGGTTGTGCGGAATATATACCATCAACCACATCAACAAATGTTTACATTTACCAACATATGGGACCAATGGATGATTGTGCGGATTGTTATGTTCGTAATCCACTTTATTCTTGTCCTACACCTACCCCAACACCAACACAAACAAGTACTCCAACACCAACAACAACTGTTACACCAACAGTTACTCCGACTATTACGGAAACACAAACACCAACAGTTACTCCAACAATAACCGAAACGTCAACACCAACAGTTACTCCGACTATCACAGAAACTCCAACGTCAACAGTAACACCAACAATAACCGAAACTCAAACTCCAACAGTTACACCTACATTAACACAAACCCCAACACAAACAAATACTCAAACACCAACCGTAACTCCAACATCAACACTAACACCAACAATTACACCAACTCAAACACAAACGCCAACAAGAACATCGACAGTTACTCCAACACAAACTAATACACAAACGCCAACAACAACAGTCACCCCAACAGTTACACCTACTCAAACAAACACATCAACACCAACCCTAACACCAACTCAAACACCAACAAGAACGGTTACTCCAACACAAACTTTTACCCCAACTTCGACATTAACACCGACTCAAACTTTCACTCCAACATCTACTTTAACACCTACAGTAACAAGAACAGTTACACCAACAGTTACACCTACGCAAACAAATACTCAAACACCAACAAGAACAGTAACACCAACGGTGACACCAACTCAAACTAATACACAAACACCAACAAGAACAGTTACCCCAACAGTTACCCCAACAGTTACCCCAACACAAACAAATACTCAAACACCAACACAAACAAATACTCAAACGCCTACGATAACACCTACTGTCACACCTACTCAAACAAATACTCAAACACCAACAAGAACAGTCACTCCAACAGTTACACCAACGCAAACAAATACTCAAACACCAACAAGAACGGTTACACCAACAGTTACACCAACAGTAACACCCACAGTGACAAGAACGGTTACACCAACACAAACATTCACACCTACACAAACAAACACGTCAACACCTACAGTAACACCAACAAGAACAAACACTCAAACACCAACAAGAACAGTTACACCTACCGTCACTCCAACAGTTACACGAACTGTTACACCAACACAAACAAATACTCAAACACCAACAAGAACTGTTACCCCAACTGTTACTCCAACTCAAACATTTACATCAACACCAACTAAAACAAATACACAAACCCCAACTAAAACAGTTACACCAACACAAACTCCAACGCCAACCGTTACAGTAACAATAAATTTAACACCAACGGCTACCGTTACTCCAACAATTACCCCAACACCAACAATTACCCCAACGACACCATATTCATTAGTGTTTGTACAATCTTGTTGTGAATTTACTCAAATTGAATATGTTTATTTACCAACAATATATTGTGGATTTAACGACAACTACACAATAGTTGCAACGAATGGTCAATGCTATGCCGTCCAAGCGATTACACAAACAGTTACAATACCGACAATTGTTTGGGATTCAACAAAACCTGTATACCCCGCAATTAATGGGGAACCTGATTGTGATACGTGTTCATCATCAAACCCTTGTCCGGCACCAACCCCTACACCTACACCAACAAGAACTGTAACACCAACGGTTACCCCAACTATTACGGTAACTCAAACATTAACAAGAACTGTAACACCAACTGTAACACCAACACAAACTAACACTTCAACACCAACACCGACGATTAATTTAACACCTACGGCAACACCTACCATTACACCTACAAAAACCCCAACACCTACGGTTACTACAGTATTTTCATTAGCCTACGCAATCGCTTGTTGTGATGTAAATCCAACAAATGAAATAATCAGAGTACCAACATTATATGCTGGTGTGGATGCGAACTATGTTGTAAGTGCAACTAATGGGAAATGTTACAAGGTATTAACAATAACAACATTACCGGCAACTATCATATGGGATTCAACAAAACCTGTTTATCCTCCTATTGATGGTGAATTTAATTGTAATTCGTGTTATTCGGTAAACCCTTGTCCGACCCCAACACCAACACCTACTCAAACTAACACTCAAACACCAACTAAAACACCAACACCTACGGTAACACCAACATTTGATGCGTTCGCCAATTGTTTACAGTCGGTTGAATTTATTGCAAGAACTCAATCAACAGTATTAATACCTGAACCTTGTAATACCTCACACGGTTGTAATAGAGCCAAACTAATTGTTGCCGCGAATAGTGTACAAATTGGTACTATCAATTTAAATAATGGTGGTGGTGGTAATCACAATACGTCACCATATCAAGTATTTGGTGATTATAATTGGGATGACTATAACTTTGACCCATTAGACCCTACGGCTCGATATTTTTCAGGTTATGGTCCAACATATGCCGTTTTACCTTTAGGAACTAACCCGTCTTTACTTGGGATACCAAGAAGAGGTGTTGTTGGGACCGCAACATATTCTGGAAACAGATATAGTCGTGTTGTTATGGACGGTGCAACCGCAAGACAAGTATCTCAAGCAGCCGTTGGGGGGTTAATTAACTTTAGTTTACTTTGCCCAACTACCAACTGTCACGCAAGTGTTACTTGGTTAACTATTAATAAACAAGAGGCTGACGGGTCTTGGACTCAATTATATAATGGATGTCCAACAGGTTCTTGGGGAGCTACATTAGTAACCTTAGACCCTTGTGCTCCACCACCAACAAAAACACCAACACCTACACCGACTAAAACACAAACACCGACCGTTACACCAACAAGAACTGTAACACCAACACCGACAAGACCTTACACAGTATTTGAGGTTCAAAATTGTTGTGATAATTCAGTTGGATTTATGTCATTACCGACATCTTACACCCCAACTGGTTTACCATACTCAAGTTCTGTTGTTAGAAGTACATCAGGTGGTTGTTATTTAATTATTGGAGTACCTCAAGGTATCACACCAACACCAAACTTAACTTGGAATGGTAATGTTAATCAAGTTTATATTGATAATACCACTATAAATGGATGTACAACCTGTAAATCGGCATTCCCTTGTCCAACACCAACACCTACTCCAACTAAAACAGTTACACCCACAAGAACCCCAACAAAAACGCCAACCCCAACAAGAACATTAACTAAAACCCCAACTCCAACACCAACCATAACACCAACACCTCCAAGTTGTATTGTTAGTTATAGAAATTGGTGGAATACCAATTCACCATTAAAGTACGAAAATAATATACCTAACGCCAATTATTATGGTTATGATGGTGGTGCCGATAATGTAACATACGGACTTGGTATTTATTTTATGTTTGACGGGTATTTAGGTCAACAAAGTCATATTGTATCGGTATTAGGTAATGGAATGGTTACTCAAAATGGTATTGATTATGGTAGTTTTAATAACACTTATGAAATCTTCAACAGTATTCCTGATTCGGGGAATTTAAGTGTAGTACCTAACTTAACATTAACTAGATGGTCCACAACTCAAAACCGAAGAATTCAAGTTGTAGGTTACGCGTTTGACGAAGGTATCGGTAGTACGGTATCTAACACAGGTGGGTCTTATACTTGTTCTTCAGGTTATTATGGTAGTTGGTGGGCAAACAGTAATGTTAGTACAGAACCATCAATTGTATATGTGTGGTTTACGGTTCAAAAAAATACTTGGAATAGTAATCTAATTAACATAATTGATAATCGACGTACAGCTCCCGGTGTCGGTGGTTACTATAACCAATCATTTGGGGTAAATGGTAGTAATTTGTACTTAGGAATGGTATTGTTATCAACTGTTAATGGTAGTATATCCTCAACATCTATTACTAATTTTTTAACTGACTCAGTTTGTTCAATGTTTAATAGTGTTAGTTGTGACCCATTCCCAAATGTACCAACAAGTGTGTTTCAAGTACAATCTTGTTGTACTAATTCCCTAATTGGTTATATGGAATTACCAACAACTTACACACCAACAAATTTCCCTGTTTTCTCAACATATAATGTGATTGGGTTAGATGGTATTTGTTATATCGTTTTAGGGACATCAACAAATACCGCTAATTTATTTTGGAATGGGAACCAAAGTGCCGTTTCCACATCTGACGGTACTTGTACAAGTTGTTCACCATCATATCCTTGTCCAACGCCAACACCAACGCCAACTAAAACCGTTACCCCAACAAGAACACCAACAAGAACTGTAACACCAACAGTGACACCATCATATGACCCTTTAGCCAATTGTATTACTCAACTTGAAGTTATTGCAAGAACACAAAGTAGATTCGCCATACTTTTACCTGAACCTTGTTCAACATCGCACGGTTGTAATGAAGCAAAATTTATAGTTCGTGGGAATGGAATTGATATAGGGGTGCTTAATTTAAACAACGGCGAAGGTCCTAACCCTAATACGTACCCATACGTCCAATATGGTAATTGGAATGATGATGATTATAATTTTGACCCATTAGACCCTACTGCGAGGTATTATGATTTAAATAATAACATACTACCATTAGGGTCAGTACCTGAATTGTTAGGCATTCCAAGACGAGGTGTTCCGGAAACTGCAACATACCCTGGAAATAGATATAGTCGTTTTATGGTGAATTCAAATACCGCAAGACAAGTGTCTCAAGCCGCAGTTGGTGGTATCATTAACTTTAGTCTTATATGTCCAACAACTTCTTGTCACGAAAGTGTTACTTGGTTAACTATTAATAAACAAGACCAATATGGTAATTGGGATACAATATATGATGGTTGTCCTTCGGGAAATTGGGGTGAAACATTAGTTAGTTTAGACCCTTGTTTACAACCATCACCAACACCAACAACAACCCCAACAGTTACACCTACAGTTACACCAACTAGTCCACCTGTAGTACCGACTTGTTCTGTTTTAACTAATGACGGTCCTTACGTATATTATTACAACACAGTTAACAATTCGGTAACTTATTTGGGTAGTTATACCGCATCACCCGATATTGCCCATACTAACACTAAAATGTGGTTGTATAATAATGGTGGTATTGTTGAATATAACATCACTTTATCTCCTTGGACCGCAACATATAATCGAATAATATCAAAACCATCAGGTTATAGTCTTGGAGCAGGGTTATTCGCAATAAATAACACAACATTGTTAACCACTAATACCTCAGTAACACCTAATAAAATTGTTAGATTAGACATTACTAATCTAATTGCAGTACCAACTGTAATATGTGATTTAGGGACTATTAGTGACCCACGAGGAGTTTCGGGTGATTTGTTATTAACTACAACCAATAAAATATTGGTAACTAACTACGATAATGATGCTAATACGTATATCTCACAATATAATTATTTAACAGGTCAATTTGAAGGTGAAGTTGACATAACTTTAGATATTCCAGGACCTTGGGGAATATCCCAAGATAATGGGTTAATATATATTTTCAATGGTGATGGTGACCTATGGAATATAGATAAATTCCCACCATATAATTTAACCTTTGTTCAAAATATCGGTGTTGGTGTTGGTGGGGCCTCTCAAATTGCGAGTTGTATTACATCACATCTTAATTTTGGTTCTTGGTATTGTGCCGGTCGTTGTTCTCTATACGAACTATCACCATTGGGTTATGATTGTCATAGTCAACCGGGTGTTCCAAAAATCTTTTTACCTAGTGGAATACCTATGGGAACCAAAATACAAGCTACTGATGGTTATTGTTACGGACTATATCAAAATGAAGAACCAACATACACCACAGGTACTATTATAACTCAACAAGGTACTGCAACATACGGTAGTTGTTCGTCTTGTGGTGGTGATGTCTCTATTCTAGTATCAACCGATTACCCATCACTCGTTTATTGTGAAACTGTAAACACCATTTTAGGTTACTACAGAGTTAATAACGGTCCTTGGTCAACGTTTACCGGTTCATTATCCGCAAATAACGGTGTGACTTACACAACGTTACAAAATCTAATAGTGTCAGTTGGCTCAATAATTGACGTTTATTATCCAAATATATTATGGGGGGTAGGGTTTAATAGTGGTGACTATACATCACGTTGTGGTAACCAATATTATCGCACAATTATCACATCCTCGCCGACTAACATTCACTTAAATGTTAAATATATAAAGACTGTAACACCAACTGATGTTATTTGTGGTTTCCAAACTTGTCCAACATTTCCTGTCTTTGAACCTTGGACTTGGGTAGAATATGATTTTTGGAATGGCGTTTATTACGATGTTTGGAGTGATTCTGAAGGTGTTTATAATGGTAGACCTTGGTATTATATTCCAACTTATGATTACACATCAACATATTCAACTGTTTGGTATGATAATACATCAGATGTGTGGACTGAAAGTACAACTTTAGGTGGTGGAACAATTTATTCAACATTAGATAGTTTATCACCTGATTATCCTGTTAGTAGTACCGATAGACCTTGGGTTGCCTCGTCAACGTACCAAGGGCCTTCAATGTTTAGTTCAGAACCAAGTTACCCACCTGTAACCGATGGTTTAGTACTTTGGTATGATGCTGGGTCATCAACATCTTGGCCAGGTTCAGGAACTATGTGGTATGACATCACAACCAATAATAACGGTACTTTTTACACTAACGCAACTCCGACTACACCAACGTATCTTGACCCAAATTTTGGTGGATTTAGTTTTAACGGTACTAACCAACGTGTTATATGTGGTAATGGTCCGACATTATCAGGAATTACCAACACCGTAACAGTTGAGGCGTGGGTTAAACCTTCATCATTTTCAGGTGATAGAGCAATTTTCAGTAAGAATAGTAATCAAGCATTTAGAATGAGACTTGACAGTACCGGTCATTTATGGATGTTAGGTGCAAAATCAGGACCATCATTTGACATATACACAAGTACAGGGACAACAACAGTTAATAATTGGGTTCAACTAGTTGGTGTGTGGACACCTACGGGTTATTACACATACATCAATGGTGTTAATGCAGGTTTTAGTACAAGTAAAACATTATTAGTTCAGGAAAATAATTTACCATTAGAAATTGGTATGTTTACAGGTGGTTCTGAATGGTTTAATGGTACAATGTCCATTTTTAAAGTTTATAATAAAGCGTTATCCGCTTCTGAAGTTAACTCAAACTTTAATTCACTACGTTCAAGATTTGGTATATAAAAAACCATAATTACAACTTTATTTATCGAAAATAAACTTTATAATTAAATAAAACAATTTAATTATGAAAATTTTTGTACAAATCGCGTCATATCGTGACCCTGAATTAGAGAAGACGGTTAAGGATATGATTGAAAACTCTAAAAAACCAAATAACCTTAGAATTGGTATTTGTCGTCAATATCACCCTGAAGACGGTTTTGATACTTTAGATGAATATCGTAACGATAAACGTTTTAGAATTTTAGATGTATTATATTCGGATTCTAAAGGAGTTTGTTGGGCAAGAAATCAAGTACAACAATTATATGGTGGTGAAGAATATACGTTACAAATTGACTCTCATATGAGATTCGAAAAAAATTGGGACGACACCTTAATCAAAATGGTTAAACAACTTCAAAAGAAAGGTTTCCAAAAACCATTATTGACAGGGTATGTATCATCATTTAACCCTGAGAACGACCCGGCAGAAAGAGTTAGAGAACCTTGGAGAATGGTTTTTGATAGATTTATCCCTGAAGGTGCGGTATTCTTTTTACCTGAAACAATACCAGGTTGGGAAAAATTAAAAGAACCTGTACCCTCAAGATTTTATTCTGCCCATTTCGCATTCACGTTAGGAGAATTTAGTAATGAGGTTCAACACGACCCTGAATTTTATTTCCACGGTGAAGAAATTTCAATTGCGGTGAGAGCTCATACTCACGGATATGATTTATTTCACCCACATAAAGTTGTTGTTTGGCACGAATACACACGTAAAGGTAGAACAAAACAATGGGATGATGATATTGATTGGGTAAATAAAAATAATTTATCACACCAAAAAAATAGACAATTATTCGGTATGGACGGTGAAGAAGTTACTATGGACTTTAGTCATTATGGTTTTGGAACTGAACGTACATTAAAAGATTATGAAATTTATTCAGGGTTACGTTTCTCTAATCGAGCGGTACAACAACACACATTAGATAAACAATACCCACCTAATCCGGTTATTTATGAATCTGATGAAGATTGGGAAGCTAGTTTCGCATCAATATTCAAACATTGTATTGATGTTAGTTATGATTCAGTTCCTGAAACGGATTATGACTTTTGGGTTGTTGCGTTTCACGATGAAAATGACGAAACAATTCACCGACAAGACGCTGACATTCACGAAATTAATCGTATGAAAAATGACCCTGATGGTTATTGTAAAGTTTGGAGAGAATTTCAAACAACAAGTAAACCAAAACAATGGGTTGTTTGGCCACATAGTATTTCAAAAGGATGGTGTGATAGATTAACGGGAAATTTACATTAATTTAAAAATGGTAACAATTAATGATGTTAAAATTGCCGATTTAGGGTTTTTTATTAACTTAGATAAGAGAACGGACAGGTTAGAAAAAATTAACGAACAGTTTAACGAATTTAACATAAATGGAGTTGAACGTTTTTCTGCGGTCGACACATTAGATTCCGGCCCATTAAACTGTAAACAAAGTCATTATCGGTTATATGAAGAATTTTTGAAAACTGATAGTCAAGTTTTATTAGTTCTTGAGGATGATTGTTTATTTTTGGACCCGTTAAAAACGGAATATGAAGAGATTATTAATGACATTTATTCCACGGATTGGGATTTATATTGGTTAGGTTGTAGAAATAGACGTTGGCCGGTTCATTATAAAAATAAGTCGTATAAAGTTAGTTCAGTTGCTCACACACAATCGTATTTAATAAAACGAAATATGTGTGAATATCTCTTAGAGACTTATCCGATGGATAGTCATATTACTACCGCAATTGATGAGTTATTGTGTTTATCAATTTACGGTTTTGACGTTACAACAAACCCAAACGCTTTTAATTTTTACCAATTAGATAACCCATTAAATGATTTACCAACGATATTCACATCACTGTGTTATGAAAAATCACTTACAAGTCAGTACGCATCATATAGTGATTTGTGGCATATGGATGTTAATTATACCGATTATATAAAAAGTTCACACCCAAATAATAAATGAGTAGAATTAAATTAGTTACAGTTACTTGGTCATATGAAGATACTTATGAGATTAATGACTCATTTTTAATCAAATCATTTTTAAATCATAACGATGAAAGTGATTTAATCAAAATACATTTCAATCGAAATAACTATAAAGATTTAGAGACCGAGTTTAACTCCAAATTTGGGTATCAATATGAATTCCTATTATATAGGATTTATCTTCTAAAAGAAAAATTGTCCGAGATTGAGGATGATTTATTAATATTCTCAGATACGGGGGATGTTGTTTGTTTAGACAATATCCAAAAGTTAGATTCAATTAATTTTGATAATTTATTATTTTCAAGTGAAAACCACAGATACCCAAACGAGGTTAATATAATGAATTGGACCCCAAATTATAGATACCCTCAAGAGAATTATGATATGTTAAATTATTTAAATGCTGGTCTATCGTTTGGTAAACGTGAGAATTTTATCACTTTTCTAAATGAATGTGTGAGTACTATTTTACCAAATGAATATAAAAATTTTGGTGGTGACCAAGGTGTATTCACGTATTATTACATAAATAATAATATTAACACCAACTCAATACGACTTGATAATACGTTTCAAATATTTTTAAGTACATATCTTAAATCTTATCACGACTTTAAGTTAGAGGACGGTAAGATAGTTAGTTTGGCGTACAACACAACCCCAATGTTTATTCACGATAATGGGTGGAATTATGGTAGTCCAAAATTCATAAATCATTTTAATTTACTACAATGATATTTGCAACAACTTGTTTTGGTGAAGATAGACGTGAAGATACGTTACATTTTTTAAATGATATTCGAAATCTTGATTATTCAGTATATGTTATAACAAACATTGAGTTACATCTTAACCATTTTCAATTTGACAATGTTATCATCATTAAAGTTGATGAGAATTATTATCAAGATTTTTTCAGATACAAATTAATGTTGGAGATTTTTGAAACCACTGATGAAGAAATCATTTATTACTTGGATTCTGATAGTCGATTTTTTAATTTTAGACACGAAAAGTTCGATAAGGAGAATTTTGATAAATTAATTGAATCTAAAGATTTTGACATATTAACCGCTTGGTTAACCGACAGTGTTTCGTTATTTTTCGAAAAACCTGAAGATAATGAGAATAAGTTTATTCGACAATTTAAGTACGGGTACGAATCGTTACACCAATATATGAGTAATAAATACCCCGACTATATAAATCATTTAAATCTACACAATTCTTGGGAGGGTCATCTAATTTTACGAAAAAGTGACAACCTCATCGAATTTCTAAAAGAACTAATAATAATTGGTGATATTTTGGTTGTGGAAGACATTAAAAATGACCGTACACAAATTGCTTGTTGTAGTTCGGCGTTAATTAGTTTGATGTCCAAGTTAATGAATCTAAAGTTAATCCAAGACCCTATAACTCACCATTTTTTTAAAGCTAACTTCTTAAAAGAAGTTTTCCCATTCAATTTTAAAATTAATAAATATGAAAAAGTATTCCCTGATAACAACTAGTTTTTGTACTAATTGTGCCGAACCAAGTAAAGAATTGTTAAAACATAAATTTAATTATGACGGAGATATTGAGGATATTTTTGTTAATTTCTCAAATTTATTCTCACCTTTTGATTTTACAAAAATACCAAATATTGGTATTAGTAAAAGACGTGATTTAGTTTACGGTAAAATTTTTCGTTTAAAATCATTTATTGAGGATAACATTTTGGGTAAATATGAATTTCTTTGTCACATAGATTATTCAGATACTAAATTTTGTGGTAGTTTTTTAGAAATGATGGGTAAGTTTGAACAAACAAACGAAGACTTAATTATCTCAACAGAAAAAACCGCTTGGCCTTACATTTATGAAATCAATAAATGGTCTAACACAAATTTAGAAGAAAGTGAATTTACTTTTTTAAATTCAGGTGCGGTTATATCAAAGACTGAAAATTTCTACAATACACTAATTAAATTATCCGACATATGTCTAAACAGTAACATTGATTTTTGGGACGACCAAGGTGTTTGGCAATATTATGATTTAAATATTAGTGAACTAAAAAAAGACCACAAATGTGAGTTTTTCTTTTCAACGGCCTTATTAGATAACACTTATTATTCTATTGATAATAATAAAATTAAAACTAAATTTAATACCATACCGTATTTAATACACGATAACTCAAGCTTTAGCTTAAATTTAATTAACACATTTTAAAATATGAAAGATGTAACAGGTTGGTTCTCATATGAAGGAATCGCAACACAACAACACGACGATGTTGAACAAGTTTTTGAACAATTATTTACCCAAACTAAACCTGTCCGTATTTTAGAAATTGGTACTGCGTTTGGTGGTTTAACTTTATTACTACGAAATTTACTTGATAGAATTTCACTTGGTGAAACTGATATTAGAACTTATGATGTTGAACCTAAAAATTATTTATCAGAACATATTGAGAATGGGGTTAGGATTGATAGTCGAATAAAAGACATATTTAATCACGCGTATAGTGATTTAGTAGAAGTCGAGGAAATCACTTCATATATACAATCTGAAGGTGTAACAATTGTGTTATGTGACGGGGGAAGTAAAAAAAATGAGTTTAGAATATTATCTAAATTATTAAAACCTGGTGATATTATTATGGCTCACGATTACGCACCAAATGAAAGTTACTTTTTAGAACACATTAGAAATAATATATGGAATTGGTTAGAAATACAAGATTTAGATATCGAACAACCTTGTATTGACAATAACTTACAACCATATATGGATGAAGAATTTAAAAAAGTCGTTTGGGCTTGTAAAATTAAACAATAAAATAGTAGAAATGTCTAACGTAACAATAGTAACAGGTTTATGGGATATTGGCCGAGATAAATTAAACAATGATTGGTCTCGCGATTTCACCCATTATATTGATAAATTTGATGAGTTATTAAAAATTGATTGTAATTTGATAATTTTTGGTGATGAGAATCTTCAAAAACACGTTATGTCAACACGTAACACATCAAACACTCAATTTATATTAAGAAATACTGATTGGTTTAAAGATAATACATATTACGACCAAATCCAAAATATTAAAAACAACCCTGAATGGTATAACCAAGTCGGATGGTTAAAAGAATCGACTCAAGCTAAGTTAGAAATGTATAACCCATTAGTTATGAGTAAAGTTTTCTTACTTAATGACGCAAGAATAATGGATAAATTTAATTCCGATTATTTATTTTGGTTAGATGCGGGAATAACTAACACTGTTCATCCCGGATATTTCACTCACGATAAAGTAATTGAGAAATTACCAAAATACGCAACAAAATTTAGTTTCTTAGCGTTTCAATATGATGCCGAATCTGAAATACACGGTTTTAACTATTCGGAATTAAATAAATTTGCAGGACATACCGTTAAATTAGTCGGTAGAGGAGGTTTTTTTGGTGGACCAAAAGAAAGTATCTCAAATGTTAACGGACTTTACTATTCATTATTAAATGAGTCTTTAAGTAAAGGGTTGATGGGGACTGAGGAAAGTATATTTTCAATTATGTTATACAAATTCCCCGAAGTTTTTAATTACTTTGAGGTTGAAAATAACGGATTAGTTTCCAAATTTTTTGAAGACTTAAAAAATGATTCCGTAATACCTAAAAAAACAATTGAGGTTATTGAATCGTCACCGTCTAACAAACCATTTAATCAGGTTACATCAGAATTAAAAATAACATCATCAGATAAAGTAGGTTTGTACGTTATTGGATTTAATAGTCCGTCTCAATTAGAGACTTTAGTTACCTCAATGTTAGAGTATGATAAAAATTTTATTGAAAAACCAAGAAAAATATTGTTGGATAACTCAACTGATTTATCCACAACACCAATATATAGCGAATTATGTTCTAAGTATGGGTTTGAACATATTAAAAAAGATAATTTAGGTATTTGTGGTGGTAGACAATGGATTGCGGAACATTTTGACAAATCTGATTTAGAATATATGTTCTTTTTCGAGGACGATATGTTTTTCTACCCTAAAAAAGGTGAAGTTTGTCGTAACGGATTTAATCGTATGGTTGATAATCTGTACGATAAGTCAATTAACATATCTAAGTCAGAAAAGTTTGATTATTTAAAACTTAATTTTAGTGAATTTTTTGGTGACAACTCTACTCAATGGACTTGGTACAATGTACCCCAAGTTGTTAGAGAACAATATTGGCCGGATTATTCAAAATTACCGGAACACGGAACTGACCCTAACGCACCCAAAGTTAAATACGAGAATGTAAAAATACACGAAGGGATACCATATGTTACAGGTGATGTGTATTATTGTAATTGGCCTCAATTAGTCTCTAAAACAGGTAATAAAAAAATGTTTTTAGAAACAACGTGGGCACATCCATATGAACAAACGTGGATGAGTCATATGTTTCAAGAATTAAAAAAAGGTAAATTAAATTTCGGTCTTTTATTGTTAACACCAACGGAACATAACAGATTTGACCATTATAATAGAGAATTACGAAAAGAAAGTTAAGGGGTGAGAAATTACCCCTTTATTTTTTTAATATCAAACTATTTATTAATAAAAACGATAAATGGATTTTTTTATTAAAAAAAATGCAACACTGCCAGTATTAAAACTACAAGTGGTTAAAGACGGAAGAAGTGATTACGATAATTTTATGAAAACCATAGAATTGTCAGCAATCTTTTTTTCAATGGTTGATGTTGATACAGGTATTCCAAAAATTAGTTCAAAACCTGCGGGGTTTGTTGAGAAAACATTTATAGACCCAAACGCGGAACCTGAATACTACATATATTACCAATTAAGTCCTAATGACACTAACCGTGTTGGGAAGTATGAAGGTCAATTTATGTTAAGAAACGACGATGGGGTTTTAATTTTACCAATTCGCGAAAAATTACACATATACGTTCAGGAATCTTTTATTGCCGATGACTTACAATATGAGAGTTGTTATGTTTCAGAATTTCCTTGTTGTGTTAATGGACCTTATACCACAACAACAACAACCACACCTTGTCCAAGTTGCGGACCTTGTAATACACCAACACCAACACCGACAGTAACTGAGACCCCAACACAAACTCCAACACAAACAATAACACCAACTATTACATTAACACCAACAACATCAGTTACCCCAACACCAACACCTACACCAACCGCAACACCTGTACAAATAATTAACGATGCAATCTTAATTAGTACCGACACTTATATATCTGTTGGCCAAAATCAATATTTATCGTTTTAAAAATTAAATTAATATTTATATAAAAAAGAAAAAATGAGTTTAACAGGAGTTACAATATCAGAATTACCGTTATTAACAGGATATAGTGAAAACATTTCAATCCCTGTTGAAATTTCGGGAACCACATATCATCTTAACCCACCAACATTACAATCAACGTCGGTGTGGAATGCGTTATTAACACAAACAGGCCCTTTAACATTTACAGGGGGTACTGACGCACCATATGGTGGTTTCATTTTTAATGAAGTGTATACCATAAATGATTATGTATCAGGTGATGACTTTTCAAATGTTGCCGAAATATTGGCTGGTACTATAAACACTACGGGTTGTGTATTTAGAGCAACAGGTACAACAACAACCGATTATATAATCCCACATACTTGGAGTGGTTCAACATTAACATCACAAGGTGATATGATTGTCACTGTTTTAGAGAATACATTAGGATTTGACGTATTAGTTGATTACCCGGCATTTTCAGACCCGCAAAACATAGGTATTGTAGCATTTTTTCCATTAGTTAATTCGGGAGGATTTTTAACTCAAAGAACTAAAATTTCAGCACAATCAACAATACCATTTGGTTTTACACCGGTTATACCTGTATTAATGACATCTATTGATGCTGAAATATTGGCAGGTATTATGTTTATTATTGACCCAAGTTTTGGTGGGTTGATTGGTGATTCTTTATATAACACACCTGTAGAAATAAAAGTTTTTAAATAATAAATTTATGTATAAAAAAATACAACGTCTATCTGACCTTAAATTTTTATTGTCATTAGAAAATGACATTTGGGTTGATAATATCAAAGAAAGTACAACATATAGACTATCAGAATTCAATAACGTTAAACAAACATTATTGACATCTTATCAAGAGTCTGAGTTAAAAATTTACACAAATTATCAAGGTAGAGGTAATTGATTTTCCCTTTTGTAATGTATATATTTTAGAAAGTTAAGGTAAATGTCGTAAGGTACGGCAGCTAATAAACCAAAAAATAGAATATATATGATATCAGAAGAAGAAATCAAAACCTTCTTGGAAGGTAATGACCCTGAAGAACATATCGTTGCCATAGAATTTGACTATGCCGGTGATTGTGTTTACAAAATTAAAGAGATTCCTGGTAAAGGAAAAGAAATCAGAAAAGACACGTTTACCGCTTTTGCGTGGGTTGGTGATTTACGAGGATTGAATTTTTACAATTCATCTAAACACGAACAAAAAGCAGGAATGTCCAAACATAATATCATCATTGAACGTTTAAGAACTGAAAATGAAGATGGAACCCCAAACGATAGATTAGACGACGGATTAAAGTATATGGTAAAATCTTTAAAGGGTTACCGTTCATTAATTCAATTCTTCAAAGAAGGTGGTGTAGAACCTTGGGGTGAAAAATCCAAAGACAAAATTATGATTCTACCACCGGTAGAACAATACTTAATTTCACGAGAAAAAAGATTATTTAAAGGATTCGACGAATACAATGACCTTACGAGGTTTGGATTCGACTTAGAGACGACCGCATTAGAACCTAAAGACGGTCGTATCTTTATGATTGGAATGAAAACCAATAAAGGATTCAAAAAAGTAATCGAATGTCCTGACGCAGATTCAGAACGTAGAGGTCTTGTGGAATTCTTCAACACTATTGATGAACTAAAACCAAGTATTATTGGTGGGTATAACTCAGCAAACTTCGACTGGTTTTGGATATTCGAAAGATGTAAAGCACTTAATATAGACATTAAAAAAATCTGTAAGACTCTGAACCCTAAGAGTCCTATAAAACAATCGGAAAACCTATTAAAACTAGCAAATGAGGTTGAGAGATACAACCAAGTTGGTATGTGGGGTTATAACGTAATTGATATTATTCACTCAGTTCGTAGAGCTCAAGCAATTAACTCAGGTATTAAGTCCGCAGGTCTTAAATATATTACCAAATATATTGATGCTGAAGCCAAAGACCGTGTATATATCGACCACTTAGATATCGGTCCATATTATGCAAACAAAGAGGAGTTTTGGTTAAACATCGAAAACGGTAATTACAAGAAAGTTGGGTTTAGTGAAAAGATTGATGAGGTTTGTGAACGTCATCCTGATGTTTACATTAAAACAACAGGGGACGATTTAGTTGAGCGTTATCTTGACGATGACCTTGAGGAAACGTTATTGGTGGATGAGGAATTCAACCAAGGAACGTTTCTATTAGCGTCCTTAGTACCAACAACTTATGAACGTGTTTCAACAATGGGAACCGCAACATTGTGGAAGATGATTATGTTAGCGTGGTCATATAAACACAAATTAGCAATCCCCAAGAAACAAGAGAAAAGGGACTTCGTAGGAGGACTTTCTCGTCTCTTAATGGTTGGTTATTCGAAAGACGTACTAAAACTCGACTACTCGTCTCTATACCCATCAATTCAGTTGGTACACGATGTGTTTCCTGAGTGTGACGTTACAGGTGCGATGAAAGGAATGTTAGCGTATTTCCGTAACTCTCGTATTATGTACAAGACTTTGGCGAAAGAATGGGAAAGTAAGGATAAAAAGACATCACTTAAATTTGACCGTAAACAATTACCAATTAAAATCTTTATCAACTCATTATTCGGTGCGTTATCCGCACCTCACGTATTTGCTTGGGGAGATATGGATAAAGGTGAGAAGATTACTTGTACAGGTAGACAATACCTAAGACAAATGTTGTTGTTCTTTAAAAAACGTGGTTACACTCCACTTGTTTGTGATACCGATGGTATGAACTTCTCATTACCTGAAGGGGGTGTTGATGATAGAAGATATGTTGGTAAAGGTCTGAATTGGTTAGTTAAAGAGGGTAAAGAATATGAGGGTTATGATGCCGATGTTGCCGAGTTTAACGATTTGTTTATGAGAGGTGCGATGGGTCTTGATTGTGATGGTACTTGGAAATCTTGTATTAACTTAGCGAGAAAGAACTATGCGACTATGGAACATAAAGGGAAAGTTAAATTAACGGGTAATACCATTAAATCTAAAAAGTTACCATTGTATATTGAGAAATTCTTAGACAAAGCGGTTAACCATTTATTAGAAGGTCAAGGTAAAGAATTTGTTGAGTGGTATTATGAATACGTTACCAAAATATTTAACCAAGAAATCCCATTAATGCAAATTGCTCAACGAGCTAAAGTTAAATTATCAATCAAAGATTATTTAACAAGAACAACTCAAAAAACCAAATCAGGTGGGTCAATGTCAAGAATGGCACATATGGAGTTGGCGATTAAACATAATATGAATACTCAGTTAGGTGATGTTATCTATTATGTTAACAATGGTGTTCGAGCATCTCACGGTGACGTTCAAAAAGTTAACAAACCTAAAAATGGGTGGAAACAAGAACAACTTGATTTATTTTACGAGGGGTATGGTAAATATCCTGACGATTCTACAGAATCAACAGTTAAACTTAATTGTTATATTCTGAACACATCTGATTTAGAGAATAACCCTGATATGTTAGGTGAATATAATGTACCAAGAGCGGTAACTACGTTTAATAAACGTATCCAACCTTTATTGATTGTTTTTAATAAAGAAGTTAGAGATAACTTATTAGTTACGGACCCCGAACAACGAGGTTTCTTTACAACCGACCAATGTAGGTTAACTAATGGTTTACCATTTAAAGAGGGTGACCAAGATTCTATTGATGACTTGTTAACAGTTACTGAAAAAGAGGTAGAGTTTTGGAATAACATTAATGTTAGTCCTAATTATATCTATGATTTGGCGAGTGACGGTTACGAAGTGTATATATAAGATTTCACAGAGGGAAATCGACTTCCCTCTGTGAACTTAATTAGTTCAATTTCAATCCATCAGATGACACAATATACCAAGAACCTTCTATTTGAAGGAACTCAACACAAGCACCTTTGTCGATGAATATCTCATCATATTCTTCATCAATTTTACCAATTAATGGTGAAATTAATACTTTAGTTAATGCTTTAATTCTAATGTGATTTGTTGTTGAGGAATCAAGTATCAATCTACAATTCTCAACATCTTTAATTACTAAGAAAAACTCACCATCAGTTTTATAAACTGAATCTCGAATAATTCTACTTACGGGGTCATTAAATCCTCGTAAGTATATTTTTTCTCCAACTAATTTTCTTTCTGTGTTTCTATGATGGTCCATATTATATTACATAAATTTGTCTTGGGAACGCCCTAAACTTCATTTGTTTATTTAAGTTTTCAGCGATTAACGCTTCACGTTCCATAACCTTTTCAGGTTTTAATCTTGTTAATCTTCCTTCAGCCCCCGTTAATTCCTCAATTAACTTAGTTTTCTCATCTTTACCTTCAGTTGCTAATGATTGATAGTCCATTGTCAATTCAGAATCAGGTGTTTTTAAATTACCACTATATTTTCCACGAACTTTAGATAACGTCTCTTTACAAGACGCAACAAACCAACGTCTAACCCAAACTTGAGCCGGGTTATTTAATTCGGTCCAAGACATTTTGTCAAATGGAACATCTGATGGTAATTTAATTATATCAGGATTATCTTTTAAACATTTATCTCTGTCCGCAGGACCCACATCGTAATACCAATACCAAACTTTACCTCTCATTAAACTAGAGTTACCAAAGTCAAATTTACCTCCAGGTGTTTGCATTAAGTGTAACGCTTTTTTACCTTCAGGTAATGCGGTAATTTTATAAGTTAAATCACCTGTAATGATTCTTCTTTGGATGTTGATTTCCTGCATTCTTAATAACATATCGAAAGCCGGCATCATTAAGAAACTCATTCCGGTATTACCCATTTGGGCTAGACCACCACCACCTCCAAGACCACCACCGGCACCTAAAGCACCAAATGACCAAGGGTCAAACATTGCATTATTTAATTCTGCGGATGAAAACCAAAGAACCTCGTTGATTTCACGATTGGCAGGAATTTCATATATTTGCTGATTCTTTTGTAACTCAATATAATCTTTTTTCAATTCCCATTCACCACCGGCTTGTAGACCGACAATTTTAGAATATGCGTAAGAATATCTTGTTTCATAATCTAAACTTTTAGATAAGAAAGCCCTACTTAATGATTGGGTATCAAGATTTAAGTTATATAGTGAAGTCCATTGTGACTCGATTAACCAATTTTGGACTTGTTCAGAATAATCATCAATAGAAAATTCTAACAAAGTATCCATTTGTTCATCATCAAGTTCAACTGAACGTAAAGGAGCACCTAATAGGTGTCGTACCTTTTTATATAGTTCACTTCTATGTGGTTCCGGAATTATTGACATAGTTTTGTTTTTCTATATAAATATCAATCTATAGTATAAATTAAATCATTTTCAGGAAAAACAAACATACCCCCAACTATTTTAGTGTTTTTATTATCGAACACTAAAACCTCTTTATTATTCTTGGCGAATATTAACCAATCAGTTTTATAATTTTTAACGTTACCCGACCCTAAAATAATAATTTCATTATTGGACTGTTTAACACCGGTGAAAGGTTTAACTTGTGATGTCTTTATTTCACCATCAACTTTAATCTCACAGTCAATACCACCAATCATATCTTCTTTACTACCTAACTTACCAATCTTAGTAACATTATCTTTACCAAAAATAGTTTTCAATTTAGTAACCACATAATCTTCTCTTTGTTCCCCCCAAGTATTAGTTTGGTTTAACACCGACATTAGATTTTGGAATGTTGAAGATTCAACTGAGAATATTCTTGACTTGTAATAATCAATCACTTTGATAAAACGTTTAGTTTCACTAACTTGGTCAAAATTATTTCTACCGATTAAATCAATTTCGGGTTTGTTTAACTTTACTAAAACTCTGTTTACGTCTTGCATTAAAACACAGAACGTACTGTAGTTGGTATTTAATTTATTAATTACCGACCTACCTTGACCTTCTAAATCATAAACACCCGACATTTCCCCCGGTCCATACTTATCTTTACCGTAGAAATTATTAGGGAACACATCTTTAAGGATTCGATTGATTGCGTTTTTGTATGTGTTTTTAACTTCAGGATTTGAATTGAATATCTGACGTATTTTCTCAGTCAATTCACGACTACATCTTTCAGATTTTTGTTCCGTAAGTACAACTTTAATTTGAGTACCCTCAGTTAATTTAGTCTTAACTTTCATTGAATATAATTTATCAACGAATTCCCAATTAACACATTTCCAAAAGTTAGTTATATATTCATCCCTTTTGTTACGGTACTTCAAATAGTAAGCGTGTTCCCACAAATCCAAACCTAATAATGGATAACCACCATTTTTAACCACATTCATTAATGGGTTATCTTGATTGGGGGTTGATACGATTTTTAAACGATTTTGTTTAGTTAAAACTAACCAAACCCAACCTGAACCAAATCTTTGTTTCGCTACTTCCTCAAATTTAACTTTAAACTCATTGAATGATTCGAATTGTTTAACAATTTTGTTAAAAACTCTACCATTTGGTTTTTGTGTTTTGGGTGTTAACATTTTCCAAAACAATGCGTGATTAAAAGCACCACCGGCATTGTTTCGGATTGTTTTATTGTATTGACCAATACTCTTGATGATTTGTTCTAACTCTAAATCACCATAATTACCTTTCTCTAACGCGACATTTAATTTCTCGACATAACCCTTATAATGTTTGTTATAATGGTATGACATTGTTTCTTCGTCAATAAATTGTTTCAAGGCTGAGTAAGCGTAGGGTAACTTTTCAATCCCTATCTTTTTCATTTCCGTAAGGAAAAGTTCTTTGTTTTTTTCTTTATCAATTGTTTCTAACTTTTCAGTTATAACTTTGATACGTTCTTCAATTACTTTCATTTTGCTTATTATTATATCCAATAAATAAGCGGAAGTTTTGATTTATCTCCTTTGGTTGATTTGATTCATCATTTGTTCAACAAAGTCACCTTTATCTAAATTGTCTCCCATCACTGTTTCAAACACATTTTTTTTGTAATTTAACATATCGTAAATTATACCTTCAATTGTGTTTTCAAATATCGGATAGTAAACTGATACCGTATTTTTTTGACCGTATCGGTAAGCCCTATCTTCAGCTTGTGAGTGGTCAGAAGGGACAAATGATAAGTCATTCATAATACAAGCCTCGCCAGCGGTGAGAGTAATACCAACACCCGCAGCTTTTAAGTTTCCAACAAAAACTTTAATTTTGTCATTTTCCTGAAATTGGTCAACTGCGTATTGTCTTTGTGGTTTGGTACAAGACCCATCCAAATAAACAGATTGTTTTCCAAAATGTTCGTGAATTTTTTTTAACGTATCTGTAAAGTTTGTGAATATTATTACTTTTTTATCTTGGTCAATAATATTTTGGGCTAATTCTATTGTTTGTTTTATTTTTTCTTCCGCAATTATTTGTCTTACTTTCATTAACTTACTAAATTGTACAGTTAATGATTTAGACTCGTCTTTTTTATTTTCATACCAATCGTAGTATTCACCCACTTCAGTTTCGTAATCTTTAGATTTTAATCTAAGATAAACAGGTGTGATAATTTTGTCAGGTAAATCTAACACTTCGGTTTTTAGTCGTCTTAATACTTGTCTTGAGGTCCTATCTCTAAGTTCCTCTAAATTGGATGCTCCTGACACGTTCCATATCTTTCTTTTACCGGCAGTGAACTGATAACCTTGACAATACCTAATCGCGTAAGCCATCCAATTTTGTGCAACAGGACTCTCAATCAAACTCAATAAGTTAAAATAATTCATAGGTCGTGATGTCATCGGAGTACCCGTTAACAACCATAATTTATCAACTTTAGTTGAGAAACTATTAATTAGTTTTGTTCTTTGAGCTTGAGCGTTTTGTATATAGTGAGCCTCATCAATGATGATTAAATCAAAATTACCTTTGGTAATGATTGAATTTTCTTTATCTTTGAGGTCGTAAAAGTTCTTTAATATGTCGTAATTTACAATAACAAAATCGTGTTCGGTTGAGAAGTGTTTTCCTTCAGAAATATAAATTGGTCTATCTGAATAATTCTCAATCTCACGTTGCCAGTTAATCTTTAAGGTTGCGGGACAAATGATTAATATTTTTTTAGCCCCTGTTTCTAATGCCGCTATAATAGTTGAGGTCGTTTTTCCAAGACCCATATCATCCGCTAATATAAATCTTTTTGACCCCGCTAATGATTCGATAGCAATCTTTTGATGTTCCAATGGTGGTCGGTGAGAATATTTAGAATAATCGACAACCACATTTTCCACTTTATGGGTTTTTAACATCGCACCTTTCGGCATCCAAAAATCGTGGATAGTTTCGTCCTCTTTAATTTTACCCCAAATATGATATGATTTTTCTTTCTCCACTAAAAGTTTTTCAACCCAAACTTGTTTAGGTATTTCAGTGTATAAATTTTGGTCCGCAATTTTTTTAGCAAAATACGGGTCTAACTCAACCCACTTTTTCGCAACTTTAGGTTGTGTGTCCGAATAATTAATAATATACTCCGATTGTGGTCTTGTTGGGTAAAACTTTTTGTTAGATTCTTTTTGTAATTTTAATTTTAAAATATAGTTATTACCCCCTGAATAATTTTCAAGAATATGTATTGCCTGTTGTTCTATTGATGTTTTTTTGTTTTCCAAAACTATTTGTTTATATAAAAATAATAAATATTAAGATATTTATCAATATGTCTAACAATAATGTTCCAATAACACGTTTGGGTAAATTTTTCGGAGGTGAAGATTTTAACCTAGATTTAAATATGGGTGAAGAGTGGCTTCACGGTGATATGAATTTCACGTTAGTTTTGTATCGTGTAGATAGAATCAAAACTAAGACGGATGACGTATATGGTGAATCAGTGTCTGATGGTATTAAGTTTTTACCACCTGTTGAATTTAAAGGTTATGTCCAAATATTGGCTCCTGAGAATAAAACTATTGGAACGTCTAAAATAGACCAATTTGAACCAGGTAATCTTAAAGTTGGGGTTTATCAACATCATTTAGATGATTTGGGTATAGATATCACTTACGGGGATTACATTGGTTATTATGAAACTGAAACAAAGGTGAGATACTACACAGTTAATAATGATGGTAGGGTTGTATCTGACAATAAACATAATTACGCAGGAACAAGACCTTACTATAGAAGTATTGGTGCGTCACCTGTTACCGATAACGAATTTAGAGGATTATGAGAATTGTTATAACTGAACGTCAATTTAAACTGATAGAAAGTATTATTGAGAATGAAATCTTTTGTGATAAATGTAATTGGAATTGGGATTGGTCTGTAGAAGAAGGCAAACCTGACCAATACATATGTCATAAATGTGGTCACGATAACACACCTAAAAAATAATAAAATGGGATTACCAAAGAAAAGTAATATTAAAAAACATATTCCATTGACGGAATCTAAAACACTTTTACCGAGAAGATATGAGTTATTAGATAAAATCAACAAAGATGGAACATACCTACCAAAGTCGTTATTACACGCCGATTTGGATGGGGGGTTTTTGAATTTTGTTAAGACTGACTTACAGACTATTGTCGATGGTAAAAAAATCCCAATGATTGATATTCTAATAACAACACAAAATTGGTCCCAATTTATTGAGACTTGGAATTTCCAAAATTTAGATAAAAATGCCGAACCCCCTTTTATAACTGTTGTTAGAATTCCTGAAGTAAAATACGGTACGAATCCTGCAGTTGTTTATAACATCCCAAATAGACGACAATATTTTTATTCACAAGTTCCAACTTGGGACGGACAAAGAAATGGTATGGACATTTATAAAATACCACAACCTGTTCCTGTTGACATTACTTACCAAGTTAAAATTGTTTGTAATCGAATGAGAGAATTAAATAAATTCAATCAAATTGTATTAGAAAAGTTCGCATCCAAACAAGCCTACACTAATATTAAAGGACATTATATTCCGATTGTACAAGGTAACATTTCTGATGAATCAGTTAATGAATTAGAAAAAAGAAAATATTACATTCAAACTTATGAGTTTACAATGTTAGGGTTTTTAATTGATGAAGATGAATTTGAAGTTTCACCGGCAATAAATAGAGCGTTAATCGCATATGAAGTTGACACTCAGTTATCAAGAAAACAACAAAAAAATAATTCAAATCCAAGTAGTACTATTTCATCAATATTATTTGTTGCAGGAAACGACACTATTACTCAATTATTTGATTATACGGTTAATATTAATTTAGGTGAAACCATTAATGTTGAAACGTTTGACGCATACATTAATAACCAATATATTGGTAGTGATGTTAGTGAAATCCAAATTAACACTAAGGACGTGTTAATGATTATTGTAACTAAAAAAGACAACACATTAGATGCGACAATCTCATTGAACAACGAGTTACTTTAATCTTCACCGTAAATATCCTTCTTATCCTTACATTTTTCAATAATTAACTTTTCCAAAAAACGGTATATTTTTATACCTCTTTTGTCACAGTAATTTTTCAAAACCTCGTGAACTTCTTCAGATATTTTTAAATTTTTAATCTTTTTATTATCATCAGCCATAGTAGAAAAAAGGTAGAAAATAATCTACCTAAAATATAAATACCTCGTAGAAAGTAAAGTATTTTGGTTTTTTTCGGAATATTTATCAAATAAATAAATCTTTTAAGAAAAACAAAAAAATAATGGCAACATCTACAAACAGTAAAGTATTTGTTTCACCGGGGGTTTACACTTCAGAAGTTGATTTGAGTTTCGTAGCACAAAGTGTGGGGGTAACTACACTAGGTATCGTTGGGGAGACGTTAAAAGGTCCCGCGTTCGAACCTATATTTATCCGTAACTTTGACGAATTCTCAACATTCTTTGGGGGTACATCACCTGAGAAATTCATAAATACTCAAATCCCTAAATACGAAGCGTCTTACATCGCTAAATCTTATTTACAACAATCTAACCAATTGTTTGTTACAAGAATTTTAGGTCTTTCGGGTTATGATGCGGGTCCGGCTTGGTCAATTACAACTAAAGCAAACGTTGACCCATCAACAATTCAGTTTTCTTGTTTAAGTGCGGTGACGGCTAATTGTGTGTCCGAATGTGTTACATATGCGGAATATGATTTTGAAATCCCATTTACAGGTTGTACAAATGGTACATCAAGTATCGCATTTGACACTACAGGAGTACCACAAGAATTAATAAATAGATTATTATTACCATATGAGAATTTTGACGGTAGTCTTTCAAGTCTTGATACTGACCTAAGAAGTCAAGTTTTTGACATTATGGTGACACCATCAAAAGAAGACACATCAATTTATTATTACGGTGCAGTTCCTGGTGTATACTATAGTGGTAACACTGATTTAGGTTACACTGCAAGAACTAACGTATTTGAAGTTGATAATATGAACGCTGAAAATATCAATTATTTAGCTCCGGCTAATGACGCTTGGTATTACGCAATGTTTGATAATATTGACGGTGGTGTTTATACAGGTTCATCATTCTACACGTATATGACAGGATTGACACAAACGTCAAATATGTCAAATTGTGCATCATTCTACAATTATTCAGTTAACGGTAACGTTTTAACATTAGATAATTTAGTTGACGACAATACATTACCATCAGGTACTACGACAGGAGTTGCAACAACAACAACAGGTAATGGTGTTGGTTTAACTTTAGATATAACTGTAGATTCAAGTAATGAAGTTCAAAACGTTGATATTAATCTAGCGGGTACAGGTTATCAAGTTGGTGATATTATCAATATTAGTGGAAATACGGGAACGACATTAACAATTGCGTCTATAGGTTCTACTCACGGTAGTATTAACTATAACACTAACACAATTTACGCTTACGTACCTAGTAACGTTGATGTATCTCAAATTGTTTCAACATTTAGTGCGTGTACTAGTGATGTTACAATTAGTTCTGTATCTCAAGTTAGTGAAGAAACAGTAAATGATTTTACAACTTGTTTAGTTTATACTTTAGTATCTGAAGATAGTTCAGTAACTACAAATTGGACAGTATGTGTTAGTAACGATAACGCTTGTGACCCGTCAACTACAGGTAACACAGGTACTATGAATGTAGGTTCAAGTACGGCTTGTTATAGTGGTTCAGTTGTTGGTACATTCTTAGTATTAACAGGTCAATCTTATTTAGATTATGATGATTTAGTAATTGCAACTTTACGTTCAAGAGGTTTATCAGATTTCTCAAGTGATAATGGTCCTGTTTATGAAGTGTCAGGTTTAACACAAGTAAGTTTAAATACGTCAGGTATTTATTCGGGTGTTACTAAAAACCCATATTCTACATTCGCAATTAACGCAACAGGTAGAACAGGAACTAATTACTCGTTTGAAACATCATTCTCAAATTCAGATTCTAAATACATTAGTAAAGTTTTAGGTTCAACTAACTTCTCAAAAGATAGAACAGAAGTTCCGTTATTTGTTGAAGAAAAATACCAATCTTTATTAAATTATGCTTGGAGAAAAGGATACATTAGAGGTTTAAGTACACAATTAATGTCATACCCTGACGCTAGACAAGGTGCTGACCCAACATCATTAGGTTTCTATTTAGAGAAATATCAATCACCAACATCACCTTGGGTTGTTTCTGAATTAAGAGGTAACAAAGTATACCACTTATTTAAATTCACAACAATCGCTGATGGTGACGCAGCTAACACTGAGGTGAAAATTTCTATCGCAAACATTTCATTCGGAAATGGTACATTTGACGTATTAGTTAGAGATTATTTCGATTCTGATTCGGCTCCTGTAGTTATTGAGAAATTCACTAACTGTTCTATGGACCCAAATCAAAATAACTTTATCGCGAAAAAAATCGGTAGTGTTGACGGTGAGTTTGAATTAAACTCAAAATATGTTATGGTTGAGATTAATGAAAACGCACCAACAGACGCATTACCTTGTGGTTTCGAAGGTTATGACACAAGAACTTATTTAGGTGTACGTTCTCCATTCCCAATTTTCAAAACTAAATATGACTATCCAGGTGAAGTTATTTATAACCCACCTTTCGGATTATCTTCAGGTGCGGATGACGCAATTAGAAGTAACGGTGATAATGTTCGTAGAACTTATTTAGGAATTTCTGACACTGTTGGTTATGACGTTGATTTCGTAGGATATAAAGGTAAACAATTACCATTAAATGTTTGTACACAAACTACGGGAGCGTTATGGGATACTAAAACTAAAGGTTTCCATATGGATAACAGAGCATCTGCTATCACAGTTAATAACACTTTCTACGAAAAAGTATTTAATGTTGACGAAAATAAATATAGATTATCTGCAATCACAAGTGCAACAACTGCATTCTATGTAGGTTCTGATAACTTTAGTTCTGACCCTTCAAACGAATCTAACCCATACTACAGACTTTACGCACGTAAATTCTCATTTGTAGTACAAGGAGGTTTTGACGGATGGGATGTTTATAGAGAGTCAAGAACAAATACTGATAGATTCGTATTAGGTAGACCTGGTTATTTGAAAGGGGCTTGTCCTTCAGTTAAATACCCTACGGCTACAGGATGGGGAGCGTTCAAACAAATCACTGTTGGTGATAATACTCAAGATTGGGGGAATACTGACTACTACGCTTATTTATTAGGTCAAAGAAGTTTCTCTAACCCTGAAGCGGTAAACATTAACGTATTCGCAACACCGGGTATTGATTATGTTAACCATTCAGATATCGTTGAGAGTGCTATTGATATGATTGAAAACGATAGAGCGGATTCAGTTTATATCTGTACAACACCTGACTTCCAAATGTTCACACCAACTATGGATATGGCTGATTTAATTTATCCTCAAGAGGCGGTAGATAACTTGGAAACAACAGGAATAGATTCTAACTACACTGCAACTTATTACCCTTGGGTATTGACAAGAGATAGTGTTAATAATACACAAATCTATTTACCACCAACTGCTGAGGTGACGAGAAACTTGGCATTAACCGATAACATCGCTTTCCCTTGGTTCGCGGCTGCAGGTTACACAAGAGGTATTGTAAACGCTATTAAAGCACGTAAAAAATTAACTCAAGAAGATAGAGACGTTCTATACAAAGGTAGAATTAACCCTATTGCAACTTTCTCAGATGTGGGAACAGTTATTTGGGGTAATAAAACTCTTCAAATTAGAGAGTCAGCTTTAGATAGAATTAACGTAAGAAGATTGTTATTACAAGCTCGTAAATTGATTTCAGCGGTTTCAGTGAGATTGTTGTTCGAACAAAACGACCAAAAAGTAAGACAAGATTTCTTAGATGCGGTTAACCCAATCTTAGACTCAATCAGAAGAGATAGAGGTTTATACGATTTCCGTGTAACAGTTTCTTCAGATACTGCAGACTTAGATAGAAACCAAATGACAGGTAAGATTTACATCAAACCAACTAAATCGTTAGAATTTATAGATATCACATTCTATATCACTCCAACAGGAGCATCTTTCGAGAATATCTAAAACAAAAACAAAACAAGTCGGTATTTATAATATCGGCTTGTTTTTTAGCCTTTTAAAAATAAAATATGAGAAAATTTAAAAATTTAAGAGAAGGTCTTGATGAGACCGGGACCCCCGATATGAAATATTATGCGTTTGATTGGGATGACAATATTATGTATATGCCGACCAAAATAATCTTAAAAAGTGAAGACGGTGATGAGGTTCCAATGTCAACTGAAGATTTTGCAGAATATAGAATGGACATCGGTAAAGAACCTTTTGAGTACGAAGGACATCAAGTTGTTGGTTTTGCGGATTTACCTTTTAGATATTTTTCAACGACAGGTGATAAAAATTTCATAGTTGATTCAATGACCGCAAGTGATGGACCGGCTTGGACTGATTTTGTTGAGGCAATTAATAACGGTTCCATTTTTTCTATTGTTACTGCAAGAGGTCACACACCGTCAGTTATGAGAGATGCGGTTTACAATTTAATTGTTTCAAATCATAATGGTATTGATTCAAATGAACTAGTTAGAAATTTAGAAAAATATAGAGATTTAGCTGATGAAGAACAATTATCAAAAAAGGATATGATTAAAGAGTATCTAGACTTGTGTAAGTTCTATCCGGTGACATATGGTGAAGGTTCAGCGACTAACCCTGAAGAAGGTAAGATTAAGGCGTTAAAAGAGTTTGTAGACCACGTAAAACACCTTTCAAGTTTTATAGGAAAAAAGGCTTACTTAAAAAATGACATTGTTAATAAAGAACCACAAATTGGATTTTCAGATGATGATTTAAGAAACGTGGAAAAAGTTAAAGGACATTTTGAAAATGAACCAGATAATATCATAAAGACATATTCAACTGCAGGAGGAATAAAGAAAAGATATTAATAAATAAATTAATAAAATTATTAATAATATAAAAAATAATTAAACTAGATATTTATTACTAGAAAGATATTTTAAAAATAATTAGAAGTAAATAGAAAAATCTTTCAAAGACTATTTATATAAAAAAATAAACACAAAAATAATAAAAAAAGAATAAGATGGCTGATTTATTAATGAAAATGCCGATACCATACGAACCTAAAAGACAAAATAGGTTTATAATGAGATTCCCTTCAAGTTTGGGAATTAATGAATGGTTCGTTGAGACGGCATCAAGACCGCATATCACAATTAACTCAACTGAGGTACAATTTTTAAATACGTCGACTTATGTTGCTGGACGTTTTACTTGGGGAACTATTAACGTTAAGTTCCGTGACCCAATTGGACCTTCTGCTTCACAAGCATTAATGGAATGGGTACGTTTATGTGCTGAATCTGTAACAGGACGTATGGGTTACGCTGCAGGTTATAAGAAAAATGTCGATTTGGAAATGTTAGACCCAACAGGTGTTGTTGTTGAGAAATGGATACTTGAAGGAGCTTGGTTACAAGACGTTAACTTTGATTCGTTAGCATATAACTCTGATGCTATTGCTTCGATTACTGCGACTCTTAGACCTGACCGTTGTGTGTTAGTTTACTAAAAAACTTTTCATATACTATTTTACTAATCCACATACATTGTATGTGGATTTTTTTGTTTTATATATTTAATAAAAACAAATGTAAACTATCTTTTTTAAAAAAACAAGTAAATTATGGATGCAGACTTATTAAAAGCAGCGACTGAAAACTTTTCACTACCTCACGATGTTGTAAAATTACCTTCAATGGGTATTTTTTATAAATCAAAAAAAACTGCGGTGAAAGTTGGATATCTTACGGCTGAAGATGAAAATTATTTATTAAACAATGATTCGAAAGAACATATCGTGATGACATTGTTACGAAATAAAGTTTATGAACACGATTTAAGACCGGAAGAAATGACTGACGGTGATGTTGAGGCTATTTTGATATTTTTAAGAAATACTTCATTTGGTCCTGAATATAGTCTTAATTTGGTTGACCCTAAAAATAGTAAAGTTTTTGAACATACAGAAATTTTAGACCAATTAAGTATTAAAGAAACAACTGAAAGACCTGATGAAAATGGGTATTTCACAACTAAATTACCAAGAACAAACGCGACTGTTAAATTAAAACCTTTAACTTTTTACGAAGGGATTGAAATTGATAATATGGCTGACCAATACCCTAAAGGTAGAACTGCCCCAACTGTAACTTGGAGATTAAATAAACAAATTGTTGAAGTTGATGGTAGTAATGACCCTGGAACTATTTCACAATTTGTTAGTACATTACCAATCGCTGATTCAAAACATATCAGACAATTTTTGAGAGATAATCAACCCTCATTAGATTTAAAGAGACAAGTTTACGCCCCGTCAGGAGAATTGGTTACGTTTAACGTATCCTTTGGGGTGGACTTTTTTCGTCCTTTCTTCTAACTACAGTCAACAATTAATTGATGAGTATTACTTGTTGGCTAAAATTTTAAGAACACAATATAGTGAGTTTCTTAAAATACCCACATACATTAGAAAATATCTTGTAGATAAAATTATTGAAGATTATACACCAAAGTAAAACATTGCTTTGGTGTATTTATATTATAACAAATATAGAAAAATATGGGATTTTTATTTGCGGGTGATGATGATGATGCTACGGGTTCAAGTAAAATAGCGAAAGCGGTTGACGGTACATTATCAGAAATTAAAAGTATTCTTAAAGCCAATTTAACTGCCGATGGTATCGGTACTGTTGTTGAACAAATGGATGAGGTCTATTCAAGATTGTCCACAACAATGGGTCTTGGACGTGCGTCCGCAGTGGCGATTAAATCCGCATTAGGTGATGCGTATTCCGATGTTGCCAAGTTGGGCGGCGGTATGGAAGATATCGAAAGAATCCAAAAAGGTTTAGTGGGGGCTTTGGGAACTAATGTTCTTGCGAGTACTGACGCATTTAAAGAAATTTATGCGGCTTCCAAAGTTATGAATACCACAACAGATGATTTATCCAAAAAGTTTATTGATGCCGGTTATAACTTTAATAATATTGGTAAAGAAAGTGAAAAAATTATTAACACCGCAAGGTCGTTAGGTGTTAGTGCTGAAGCGGTCTCAAGTTCTGTGTTAAATAATATGGAGGCTTTAGATACACATAATTTTTCGGGTGGTGTTGAAGGTTTAGCGAAAATGGCGGCAACCTCAGCGGGACTACGTGTTAATATGAGTAGTGTTTTAAATGCCGTGGATAAAGCGTTCAATCCTGAAGGTGCGATTGAAATGGCGGCGGCATTCCAAAGATTGGGTGTTTCACAAAGTGAATTATTGGACCCAATGAGATTAATGAATATGTCTCAAAATGACCCTGAAGCTTTCCAACAATCAATCGCTAAAATGGGGGCTAGTTTAACGGAATTAGACGAAAAAGGTAACGTTAAAATCGCACCTGGTAGTATTCGTAGAATGAAGGAATTAGCTGACGCTGCGGGTATGCCTCAAGCGGAATTTGCGAAAATGTCAAAAGCGGCGGCGGAACTTGATATGAAAATGGCGAAATTACAATTTCCTGATTTTGCGACGGACGAACAAAAAACTTTATTGGCGAACATTACCCAAATGAAAGATGGTAAAATGCAGATTAAGGTTGATGGGGAAATGAAAGATATGAATGAGGTCTTACAAGGTTTCAAAGGTGATGAGGAAGGATTGAAAAAATTCTTAAAGGATAATCAACCAAAAACAAATGAAGAATTATTAGATGAACAATTAAGTGTTTCAAAAAAAATTGAAGCTAATACCGCATCAATGAAAGGTAAAACGGGTTATGCAATGGCCGGTACTAAAAAGGGTGAGGAAATGTTAGTTGCAACAGGGACTATTACTAAAGCGATTACAGATTCATTTAATAAAGAGTTGGATATTAGTAAAATGAGAAAAGGTCTTGACACTCATTTGGAAACTATGGTTGATGTTATTGATAAACTTAGTACGGGTGAAATGAGTGCGACTGAAGCGTTTGGAAAAGCCGCAACAGGTATTAAAAATTTCACCGAAACTCTTGGTGATACAGTTGGTAATGTTATTAAAAATTTAAATGAGGCCGGTATTAAAATTGAGGATAATGGTAGTCAAGTTGAAAAATTAGTTGTTAGAGGTGTAAAGGCCGTGGTTGGTGGAACAGTTAATGCCGTTGAAAACAGTGAGAAAGTTGATATAAAACCAATTGATGGTAAAAAAGATAGTGCAAAATTAAATCCGATTGATGATAAGAAAAATTGGGATACTAAACAACAAACAATTATTGACGCACAAACTATTAATAGTTCTAACGCTAAAACCGAAACTTACCACTCAGGTAAAATGAATTTGGATGTTACAGTTACTGTACCTCCAAATATGGATAAAGCGACGTTTGAACAAATGATGAAAAGTCCTGAATTTAAAGAATCACTTTTAAAGATGATTAAAGATTCTCCACAAGGAAATAATAAAACTAAAGTTCCTGCTAACAGATAAAAATTAAGTAGTATTCTATTTATATAATAAAATAAGAGACAATGCCGAATAGTACATTATCATTTGCGTCAACTTCAACTTTTAGAGATGCGTTGATGGCCAAAAACCTTTCATCGTATGGAGTAACAGGTGTTTATACACCACCTTCAGGTCCTTTAAATTATGAAGTGGTTTTAACTCAATCACCTGTAGTGGATTCACCGGGTGATTTAATTGCTAATGACCCTTTCGCAAATCAAATGTATCCATTAAATGCGTATGGTCCAAATGGTGGGTACAATATTAATATTAATTATAACGGTCCTTTATTGCCGGTGATACCAAATCAAGGTCCGTATTCCCCAAATCAAAGTGCGTTATTATTAAGTAATAATTTATATCTAAATCAATTAACAACATCACCTGGTGTTAAGAATTTATTCATACCTAATGGTGGTTATAATTACGTATATAATGTTGGTGAGGTACAAAACCCTATTCATTATTTTTTACCTTATGGGTTATCAACTTTTGTTCCGTCTGTTTATACACCATACGAAATATTATCATCAACAAATCCAACAGGTAGTGATGGCTCATTATCTCAGGATTCATTTATTGCGAGATTAGGGGCTCAACAATTGAACTTCCTTTTTCAAGAAAGAATTGCATTAGAAATATTACAAAGTACTGTTGGTAAAGTTAATTTAGAATCATTACAAGACCCGTTTGAGGCGAGTTTATTAGCGACAGGTCAAGAACCTTTAATTTACCGTAATTGGAGGATTACAGTTCCTGAATCACCTGTTACCGCGGCGTTTGACTTTGCTACTCGATTATCGGGAGCTTATTGGCCAGTATCATTTATTCCTGGTGATTATTTTGACGAAAATACAAAAGGTGGGCAACAAACACAACAAACGTCAAATGCGTTAAATGTTGTTAATCAATTAACAGGAGGGTTTTTAGGTCCAATCTTAAATAAAAAACGAAATCCTTCTCAAATATTTTTAGCAAATACGGGTAATGGACAAAGGTCGGTTTTATTTAGTAATTTAGATTTCAACAGATACCAACCGGGGTATAAAAAAGATTATGGGGGTATATTAGGTATTGGTCAGGCTATCGTTAATTTAGCGGTAAGTTTAATTAATCCTAATGGTACACTATCAGGTGGGTATTATGTTGGTAGTGTTAATTCAGAGCCAAGTTCAATAACTTCACCCCCAAATCAAATTCCTGTTAACCCATACGGTGAACAAGTTTCAACACCTGTTTATGGTCCGTCTGAGTTGGGGATATTATTTGAGGGGAATGACAATAAATTAAATTTCGGTTTAGCCGGTAAATCATTAAGTGATGGTGGTGGTATTGATGGTGGGTTTATTTGGACTTCACCAAAATACAAACCAAACGCAGGTTTCCACGCAACACCTGGAGGTGGTTCGGGAAGTAAGGACGAAGAATTTAATCAAATTAGTAGTCAGTATAATAAAGACGAGTCAACTAATGTTGATTTCAAAGAGAATTCGATATTAGATAGTACTCAAAGACTTATTGATTCTGCTGACAATGTTTCAGGTATTAGTAGATTGAAACACGTTGGTAATGCGATGAACCAAGTTAGTAAAGTATTCCACGATGGTTATAAAGAAATGACCAAAGGTTCTCAAGTTGTTTCATATAAAGATGATACAACAGGTGGTGAAAAAGGTATTGAATATTGTCGAGTATTTACTAAAGACACACCGTATTACACTTATGCTGATTTACAAAAAACTGACGGTATTACTATCTCAGGTAGAAGATTTACCAACTCGGTTTTAGATAACACATACAATCTTAATATCGCCCCACTTAAAAATCCTGGGTCAACTAATATCATATCAGGTGATGCGACAGGTAAAGGGGGTTATGCTAAAAAATATATGTTCTCGATTGAGAACTTAGCTTGGAGAACATCAAGTAGACCGGGTTATACTTATGATGAGTTACCTGTTTGTGAGAAAGGTCCAAATGGGGGTAGAGTAATGTGGTTCCCACCTTATGATTTACAATTCTCAGATACTAGTAGTGCGAATTGGAACTCAACAAGTTTCTTAGGTCGACCTGAACCAATTTATACTTACAAAGAAACAAGTAGAACGGGTAGTTTATCTTGGAAGATAATTGTTGACCACCCTTCAGTTATGAATACGGTAGTTGAGAAACAATTAAAAGGTCAAGCCAAAGAACGTATTGATTCTATCATTGATTCATTTTTCGCGGGTTGTGTGAAATTTGACATCTATAAATTAGCGATTAAATTTAATACAATACCAACTAAAGATTTATACACTTATCAAGAGATATTAAGTAATCCAAGATTAACTGATAAAGAAACAGTTGCGGAAATTAATAAAGCGATACCTAAAGATAACTCAAACGCTTCAGGTTCGGCGGTTGCTGACCCTGCAAATACAAATAGTAATCAGACTGTTACACCTGATTCGTCAATTCAAGACTTTGAAAACAAATATTTGGATTTTGCATTCTACTTTGAAAATGATATTCCGGGTAAGAATCCAAATACTACAACAACTGAAGAATATCAATCAACATATGATTCATATACCTCAGACAGTAACATTGAAAAATATGTTAAAAACGCTGAGTCAGCTTTCAATGACGGTAATGTGAATAAAAATGTTAAAGGGTTTTTCGATTCGGTAATTAAAAGTAATTATAATTTATTTGCTGGTGGTGATAAAAATTTCATAACCGATGCTTATGATATATTATCTAAAGGTCTTGGAACTATTAAAATAATGATGGAAGGTTCGGCGTCCGCTACCGCAACGGTTCCATATAACAAAGCGTTATCTGAAAGACGACTTGATATTGTTACTAAATTTTTGAAAAGTAAAACAATTGGTGACAAAAAATTAGGTGAGTATTTTGATAAAGGTTTAATTAAAATTGAATTATCAAAAGGTTCGGGTGAACAAACCGTTATCCCTAAAACAAGTACTGAGACAGGTGCTAATGGAACAACAGGAACAACTGAAGATTCAGGTAATGGGACTGATGTTAATTGTACTACGGATATTAAAGATAAAAATAATAAAGTTACTGCGATTTCACAAGTTTTTGCGACTGACGCTATGGCTTGTCGTAGGGTTAAAGTTAAAAGTATAACTGTGACACCGGCACCTGTTACGTCAACAACTACGTTAAAACCTGATGTTGTGGTTACAAATACAAATGGTGCTACAGAAACATTGCCTATAAAACGACCTGAACCACAAAAATCAATTGAACAAAAAATTAAAGAAGGTATTTCTAAAAAAATATTAAGAAATTTATTGTCAGAGTGTGATTATTTTGAGGTTATCAAGGAGAATGTTCCGATGTTGTATGATTCGATTAAGGAAAAAATAAAATACTTTAATCCGGCGTTCCACTCTATGACACCTGAAGGTTTAAATGCTCGTTTGACGTTTTTAAATCAATGTGTTAGACCTGGTGAAACAATACCAATTATTGGTAGTGATGGTAAACCAAAAGTGGCTGATGCGGTTAACACTTCATTCGGAGCACCGCCCGTTTTAGTTTTACGTGTTGGTGACTTCTACCACACTAAAATCATCCCTGAGACATTATCTATCACTTATGACCCATTAGTTCTTGATATGAACCCTGAAGGTATAGGTGTACAACCAATGATTGCCAAAGTGAATTTAAGTTTCAAAATAATTGGTGGTATGGGTCTTGCAAAACCTGTGGAACAATTACAAAACGCATTATCGTTCAACTATTACGGTAATACTGAAATATATGATGAAAGAGCGACTTGGACTGAAGATACGTCAGTGTTGGATAAAATGGTTGTGGATGCGATTATCGCACAACAACCCCCAACTACGGTAAATAACACAGGTGGTTCACAACAAACAAATGATGCGGGGTCAACAATTGGTGAGATTAAAAATACAATACCGTTAACCCCTAGTGGTGAGACAGGTGAAATGAGTTATATGAAAATTATGGATAAAGTTTTAGATGACTCTAAAACATATTTCACAAACATTTATAATTCATTAGAAGAGATTCAAATGAAAACCAACTATGGTATGTTACAATTAGTTAGTAACAAAAGAAATTTTAGTGGTGGTACTTTAGTTGAGAATGAGGTTGACAAACCTGTTAAAATTTATGGTAAACCTGATTTCCAAGATGATTTAAATGGTTTGTTTGAATTAGTATTAAATGATATTTTATCAGGTAATAATCCGGTGATTAGTTTATTAGTTGAAAAAGGGTTTGATGATAATACGACATTGAGTGTTATTAAAGATAATTTGATAAAATATGTTAACAGTTTAAAAGGTTCAATTTCAAGTGATATTGGTGTTATTGTTAATAGTAAAATTGGTACTGCTCAACAAGATTATATTCAGGACATTCGAAAAATGAACTTTGTGAATACTAAAACTGATGGTAAAATATTAGATAAAGGTGATTTGAAAATATATAACATTAGTGGTGGTGAATTTCTTGATATGACAAATGATTACGGTAAACTTAATTTAGCGTTAAACGAATATTATAATTTATTGGGCGTTACAAATGCGATAATACCTCCACCGTATCCGGCTAGTGGTAATTTCTTTTCAGCTACTAATTTTGGTGGTAATGATGTTGAGTTTAAACGATTTTTTATAATTGTCGGAAGAATATTTACCGATAAAAATAAAGTAAAAGACTTTACGAATAGAATCATTACACCAAATATTTCGACAATTAAAAAACCTAAAAAATTAACCAAAGTGTTTGATGATGTTGTGGATAAATTGGTTGACCTATATAAGGATGAAATTAAAGAGGAAGATAAAATCTTAGATAAATTCAAGAAAACCTCGGAATTCCAAAAATATACTAAGGGTATTGATGAGATATTGTATAAAAAAGGTAAATCAAGAATTGTTAAATTTACAACGGTTCCTGACGCTGCTAAAGAGGGTCAACAAAAGACTAACTTAACCAACCTATACAAAGGAGACCCGACTTTAATGGATAAATTCAACACCTTTGATGGTAAAATTAAATTTAATTAATTATGGGTGGAAGACAATATTATAATAGATATGGTAATTTTATCGTAAATGGTCAACAAACAGTTGTACCATTTGTTGATTTACCAAGCAAAAGTACCGATAAACGATACATTTACAAAGTGGGTCAATCTCGATTAGATAAGATTTCACAACAATATTATGGGACACCTTACTTTGGTTGGTTGATTATGTCCGCAAATGCTAAATTTGGTGGTCAAGAATGGAACATTACTGATGGTTCTATATTGACAATTCCATTTCCTTTAGTAGCTTCATTACAGGATTATAACAATCAATTAGAAAATCATTTCTTTTATTATGGTAGGTAAAACAGAAAATATATTAGTCGATTTTGACTACAATAACATAACGATAGTGGACCCTAACAAAGTGTTAGGTGAAGATGGGAAGGCGAAAGAACGTTATGTAAATCAAGAGGATTTGGTAATGTATGCGAATTTAGAGTGTAAGGTATTGCCAAGAACTAAATTAGCTGCGGGTGTTGCGGCAAATGATAGAGTACAAAATTTATCAATCGCGACCATTAATTTTTTAAAGCCTGGTGATAAAGAATTTTTGGATAATAGTTACACCGATGAATTAACAGGTCAAAATAGTTTACAAGGGAATGGTGTTAATCAACCTAATCAAAAACAAGTACCGTCAAACCCTAAAAAAGGTGAAGATTGGTATTTGAGACAAACGATAAAATCAAACGGTGTTGATGCCGCTACGGATAATGGTTTATTAGGTATCTCTAAAATTAATATCCGACAAGGTTTGGACTTTATGCCAACATTTAACATTGAGTTAATTGATGTTAAAGGTCGTGCGTTGTTTGAGGCTGGAAATAGTTCCCCATACGCGGCTTTCTTTAATATGCCATACCCTATGTTCGAATTGACAGTTAAAGGGTTTTACGGTAAAGCAATTAAGTATAAACTGATGTTAAAATCATTCAATGCAAGGTACGATTCATATAGTAGTAACTTCGTAATTGATTTGATTTTCTACACTTATAAATTCAGTTCAATTGCTGAGGTTTCGATGGCTTATTTATTAGCCGTTCCACATATGTATACTTCAAGATATTCGGTTAAACAGACAAGTGGTGGTTCAAGTAATTTAACCAATGTTAGTGATGTTACCGCAACTAAAGGGTTTGGTAAGATTAAGGAAATGTATACCGAGTATAAAACAAAAGGATTAATTCCTGAAAATTTTCCTGAACTAACAATAGTTAGGATGAGAAATAATATTGAAAATTTTGTTAAAAACATATTAGATTCATTTACTAAACAAAATTTAGACCCATTGACTGATATTGAAAATTATCAGAAAAAATTAAATGAGTTTAAAGGTAAAGTTGTTTATTACGACACAACTTCTTGGGTTGACAAGTATATGGATAAAGTGAACTTTTTAATTATTGATAATCCTGTAACAGGAACTGTTAATTCAATAACTAATAAAGTTGTGCCACAGACTAATAACACTAATGGAAATAGTGGTAACTATCTTAAAATATATACCTTTAAACAACAATTCAAACCTAATGAAAGGAATAATGCCATAACTGAGTTAAAGGCAATTCTAACTGAATATAAAAAAGTTTTGGGTGAGAATGACACATTAGGTACTAAAGGTTCTTACACTATTGATGGTAAAACAACAAATTCAAGTATTCCAATTGATATTAAAGATAATATATTTGAGATTACATTTACTGAGGACCAATTAAATACTTTAGAAACTTATAGACAAGTTAAAGGGGTTAAGACAGACCCAACTGAAGCTGAATTAACAAAATTTAAAGCTGAATTGGTTGAGAAAAAATATCTTAATAACCAAGTTATTGTAGTTAAAGATGGTAACCCTGTTCCAAAATTTGATTGGTTTTATTTTGAAGGTAAAAATAGTTTTATTGATAAAGTTGCTGATTTAGGTGTTCAAACCAATAAATGGAGAGAAAAAATCCAAAGTGAGTTAACTGATGCTTTGGCGAAATTACTACAAAGTAGTGACAACGGTATTGGGTTTGTTCCTAATATTAGAAATGTGTTGGCGGTTATTTTTGCGAATGGTGAAGCGTTTTTACGTTTAATGGATGACGTACACTCAACTGCTTGGGAACAAAGATTACATCCACTACGTAAAAAACCTATATTTGAAAATACGGTATCAAACGCCAATCCTGATAACCTTAGTTCAGGAACTAATGACTTATTACCTGTTTATCCTTGGCCAACTTATATGGTGATGACTAACGGTGAAAATGGTCACGAAAAATTTGAACATAGATATCCGGGTGATAGTGATGTGATTGGGTCAACTAATGGTGATTTATTAAATGTTTGGCCTGAGATTGAATTTGTTGAGGAGTTTTTAAAAGGTTTTACTGCGAGAGCAACTGAACCTCAATTACCTACTTCTAAAACAAATGAAGTAACCGATATACAACGAGTTACATTAAACGCTATTGAGTTCCCAATTTCGAACACCGTATTCCAAAATAAAGAAGAAGTTAAATATTTTTACGAAATATTTGAAAGAATAACATTTTTAGCAAACTACTCAAGATTAAGTAGAACTAATGATTTCATTTCGATTGCCGATAAGACCGCTAATTTAATTGCGGAGAGTGAGGTTATTAACGTTAAAGAAAGTTTAAGTAATGATAATCCATTCTTAATTAAAAAGTTAAAAGAGTACTCATTAAATTCCCAAAACTTTGTCCAAGTATTGGAACACATATCAAATCAAGGTGTTGGTGTGAGTTGGCAAAACTATATTAGAGGAATTTATAATACGCCATACATTAATCAATTATCAAAATCCGATAACTTTGTCTTTATGGATGAAGCGGTGTTGAATAGTTCATTATCGCAACCAAACGTTAGTTTAACTAAAGAGGACGAGTTTATTGACTTTTTAACTGGGTCAACGACAAGTAATTCATTTGATATTTTAGACACATACCCATTTGTTGATACGAGTTGGTGTAAAAAAAACTTATCAGATGGTAGTTCTGTCTCATTAAGTAGAGATGCGTTTAACACGACTAAAACATTATCTTTTGATAAGAAATATAAAACGATAACAAGTTTCTCAATAAATGACTCAGCGTATCCTGTCACTAACTTTGTTTACAAGGGTAGTATTGATATGCCAAATCCTGATAATTATGCGACTTTTGAGGATTTCTATAATATTAGAAAACCTGAATCACAAATCATAACTGAGGGTAATTTATCTTATAACAATTATAGTGGGTTTGTTAGTTCGGAACAAACAATCTCAATGTTGAACACTCCGTATTTTGTGAATTCAATACAAGAGGGGGTTGCAAATTTTAGAAATTACGATAAACATCCATTTGTTTCGGCGGGGTATTTGTTCTTAAACAGTTTACCGTTATCGACATTACGTGAGAAGAATAAAAAATATGACAATGGGACTACATTGGACCTTGATTATATTTTTGCAGGTTTGAAAAAGTTTGGGGCGTTACATAAATTACCATACGCTTGGATTGTTAAGTTAGGTTCTGTTTGGCATCGTTATAAACGATATGTTAATGATGGGGTTGACATCTTAGATGGTGTATGGAAAAATTTTGATTATGTTACCAATTTTGACCCTGTTACTTCAGCAAAAACTAAAGATTATACTTTCACAGTTAACGGGGGAACAATTGATATTATATTAGAAAAAAATAGTACATTTGGGACTGATACTACGACATTAATTAATACAGGATTTTATCCAAAACTAATAAATGATTTTAACGTCTTTTATCAAGGGTTTAATGTGTTTTCAGGTTATACTAGTGGTGATATCCAAGATGGTGTTGATAAATACGGATTAGGATTACAATACGTTGATAGTGCATCAATTACGGGTATAAAAACATTTGACCCAGGAAATCCGAATCGTGATTTAAGAATAAATCCTTGGTCGGTTTATGTTGAGTCATTAGACGGTGCCAATATATTCCCAATGCCGTCAATGGGTGTAATTAGAAATCAAACTCAGGATGAATGTTTTCAATATGGTGATTTAAGAATTGAGGTAACCGGAAACACTTCAATGTATAATGGTTCTGTTAGAACATTTTGGGGAGCCCCAACTTATGGGTATTTTGATAGTGGTAGGGTTATGAAACCAAGTCCAACAAATTATTTAAAACAAATATTAACGGGAAGTTCAATTCAAGAGAATTTTGCAATTAAAGGGAATTTAAGTAATTACTCAGAGATTAGTGAAATATTTTCAGTATTTGAAACGGACATACTTGATATGTTTGAGACCAAATTTTTAGATTTTTGTAAATCACAATATGATATTGATGATACTATTGATTATGGGATTAATTTCCAAAAATTAATGGTAAGTATGATGAATACTCCAACACAAACAGGTAATACTCCAAGTGAAATTGTTGAGAATATTCAAAACCAACAGTATGTTAATATTACTAACACTATCACTAAGTTTATTGAGACAAATATGTACATTAAGTACGGTAACCCCTCAAATTACGATAAGAAATTATTTTATTCGTTTTCAAATTATGATATTACGGACCCATATACTTGGGAAAAATATACCTCAGTAACACCGACCGCATTACCATATAATGGTGGTGGAATTACATTGGCATCGTCAAAGGTGAACTACCCTAATGAATGGAAAGCGTTAGAGACTTATGTTGGGTATTCGGAAATTAGTCAATTATCTTACTCAAACAATGGGTCTTATATTACTGATTTCTTTTTAGATTTTAATGTTGCGTTTACGGAATATAATGTTAAAACATTTGCACCAATAATTAAGATTTATGCAACGCAAAAATTAAATGAAACACTTGCGGGTTCTTCATTACCCACAACTACGGACAATGAAAACTCATATGCTATTTTAAAAGATGGTAATAAAGTTGAGGTTTTTGTTGGTCCTGGCCCTAACAAAACTGCCGCATTATTTAAACCTGATAATACTGTAATATTAGGTGGGGCTCCAAGTCTACAAACGGATGATTTAATTTTAATTGAGGAAATGGTCTTAAAGTACTATGGACCGTTAGGGTTACAAACTAACCCAATTATTACTAAAAAAATTAGACCAAAGAAATTACTTTCAAGTCCTGTACCAAAATCTAATTTTAATCAAATTAATTTTAAGGCGTTGATGGATTTATACGTTCAATCATCAAGTAAGTTCCAAGACAGGGTTTTAAATAATTTAATGTTAAGATTACAGGTTATATTACCTGACGTAAATAATACGCCACAACCAACTGTTGATTCGGTACTTAAAGGTTCTCAAGGTAAACTTGATAAGTGGGATAGTTTCAAATCATTAAATGATAAATGGATTGCCGGGGCTGACTTTAAAAACAAGACGTTATTTGAAGATGTGTTGTTACTTGACAGGGCTAGTCGAAATATTGGGGATAAAGTATTGGTTGATATCTATAAATTAAAACATAGGTTAGATACTTTGTTTCAAGACGGGACTAAGGTGGATATGTTATCGTTTGTTGAATCAATATTGATGGAGAATAACTTTGTGGTGATGAATTTACCGGCATATGTTAACTTCTATAACGTTCAAGATGCGGTTAAGAACTCAAATCCAAGACCTGAAGGTACTTTGGAATTTGCTAACACTATGTTTGGTACATTTATGAATGTTGATACTCGTGATTCGTCAGCTAAAATGGTTTGTACGTTTGCTGGTAAACCAAGTGAGACAGTTGCAATTAAAAACGTTGATTTTAAATTTAGGGATGATGCCTTTGATATTAGAAAATCAAGTGATAACCCATTGATTGAAAATCAAATTGGTAAAAAAGATTGGGATAAATCAAATAAGGTTGTTGGGTTTAATGTTGATATTGGACCACAAAACCAATCAATATTCTACGGGTTTAATGTGTCTCAACAAAATGGTAAAGCAACTGCGGAATCGTTGGAGGTTGAAAACCAAATGGCGAATCAATCGTCAGGTAAAGGGTCGGCGACTCAAAACATTTCATTATATAACCTTTATAAAAATAGAAGTTATACTTGTACAATATCAATGATGGGTAACGCACTGATTCAACCAACAATGTATTTCAATTTAAGACACGTTCCAATGTTTTATGGTCCATATATGATAACATCGGTTAACCATACAATAGGACCTGGAACTTTCGAAACTATTGTTGAAGGGATTAGACAACCAACCGCATCGTTACCAAAAATTGATGATTATATTCAAACATTAAAAACAAATTTATTGGCTTCAATTGTTGAAAAAAATAAACAAAAAAATGAGGAAGATAGTAAAACGATGGCGAATTCTGTAGGTGGTACAACTCAAAATCAAACATCAAATGCAGTTGCGTCTACTAGTGAAGACAAGAAATTAGAACCTTCTAATACTTGTTCGGAGTTATTATCTGAAAAATATAAAAAATACACACCTGTTGACGCACCACAAGAAACTAGTATAAATCCTAAAGATTTAGTGACGAAAATTTTATCACGAATGGCGAATGCTAATTTTTCGGATGATGGTAAATTAAAGTATGTGATATTCGCAACTATAGTATTGTCAAGTACGGGTAGTGATGTTTATAAATCATATGAAAATGATTTTTCAGGTGTTGATTTATCAAGGGATTGGGGGATTATTGATTCGTTTGAATCGAAGTATTATTGTATGAAAAGTGGGGGGTCAACATTATTACCTTACGCCGTCTTTAGCTCTATTGATAAAAATATTGATATGTTAATTAATAGATTTAAAACTAGAATGTCAACCGTTAAACCTGATAATGAAGGTAAGATTGCTCCGTCAATTGCTGAGTTTTGGTTTAAAAATAGATTACCTGAGAAGAAAGATGTTGAGACTGCGGAATGGAGTAAAGTTTCTGAAACTGACCAAACAAATATAATTAATCAAGTTACCTCATCAATAACTCTATTTAAAACATTAAACCCATAAATTTTTTAGATAACAAAGATATTTATTAATAAACATACAATTATGAATACAAAATTAATTTTAGATAGTTATTTGGGTAAAAATACCCGTCACACAGAAAAAGATGCCGGTAATGGATTTAAAGAAGTGTGTGATTTAGACACAGGTGATTGTTACACAATTAGAATGAAAGATGGTCTAATTGAAAGAGTTGACAATACTATGAACACAAATAAAAAAATACAAGTAGAAACACGCTCAGGTGTTAAACAACTTTTAAATGGGTAATAATAATATGAATATTGATGCGAGAATTTTAGAAGAGTTATCAAGATTTAACTCTATTAATAAATATATTAATGAACAAGAATTACCTCCACCACCGGCAGAAGACCCGTTAGCGGGAGCTCCGGCAGACCCATTAGCGGGAGGAATACCACCGGCAGACCCATTAGCAGGAGGAACTCCACCTCCACCACCTGCAGCGGGAGCACCTGCGGCGGGAGCGACACCACAACCTGTTGATGTTGAAGCGGACCCTGATGTTGAAAAAGTTGGTGATGAATCGGGTAAAGAGGAATTGGAAATAACTGACTTAGTTAAATCTCAAAAAAATGTTGAGAAAAAACAAGAAGAGTATTTTGAACAATTATTTGGTCACTTGGAAAACTTAGAAAGTAAATTAGGTGAAATGGATGAGATAGTTAATAAACTAAATAGTCTTGAGGCTAAGGTTGAGAAATACCGTGAAAAAACACCTCAAGAGAAATTAGAACTTAAAACTTTAGATTCAGGACCTTTCAACCAAAAACTTTCAGATTTCTTCATTGATAAACAAGAAGATATGGAAAAATCAGGTAAAAATGAATATGTTCTTACAACTGATGAGGTTAAAGACTTCTCACCTAACGAAATTCAAAAGACTTTTAGAGATTTTGATGATGAAGAAGGTTACAAGAATAATTTTTAATAGATAACACATTGGAAATGAACTTGTCTATAAAAAAGACAAGTTTTTTTTCCTAAAAAATTTGACAATACAACAAGGCGGACTTATACTTTAATAAACAAATAAACTAAATTTTATGGCGACAAGTACATTAGATTCAGTGTTAGCTCAATACGAGAAAGCACAACAAGGTGGTTACCCTTCAAACAGTAACAAAATGAGTCAAGACGAGCGAATGAAAAAATATTTCGCAGCTATCTTGAAAGATAATGAGAAACAAGGTTCTAAGAGATTAAGAATTCTCCCAACACCTGATGGTTCTTCACCCTTTGTAGAAGTGTGGTTCCACGAAATGTTTATCGACGGGAAATGGATTAAATTGTATGACCCTGGTATGAACGACAATGAACGTTCACCTTTGAACGAAGTTCACGAAGAATTAACCATTGATGGTGATAAAGAACTTGCAAAAAACTACAAATCACGTAAATTTTACATCGTTAAAGTTATTGACCGTGATAAAGAAGAAGATGGTCCTAAATTTTGGAGATTTAAACACAATTACAAAAACGAGGGTATCTTAGACAAAATCATACCAATTTGGAGAAACAAAGGTGACATCACCGATGCTGACAAAGGTAGAGACCTTATCCTTGAAATGACGAAAGCAAAAACTAACCAAGGTAAAGAATACACAGTTATTCAAACGGTTATGTATGATGACCCGGCTTCATTACACGAAGATGGTGATACGAAAAACTCTTGGGTTAATGATGAATTAACTTGGAAAGATGTTTATTCTAAAAAACCTGTAGAATATTTAGAAGCGATTGCTCGTGGTGAAACTCCTAAATGGGATAATGACCAAGGTAAATACGTTTACGGTGACTCAACTCAAGCTGAGGAATCATTTGGAGGTTCAAAACCTAAAAGTGAACCTAAATCAGTTATTGTTGACCCACAAGTTAACGCTGAGGTAGACGAAGATTTACCATTCTAACAAAAAACCTATAGATAGGTACTGATTGATAAAGTCAGTACCTTTTTTTATCTTTTATTTAAATTAAATTATATATGGCAGTAAAGAAAAAAGATTTTTCATTAGAATCAATCAAAGGTAAGTTTTCGACAAAGACAAAATATAAACCTGACAGTTTTTATGACTGTGGTGAAGAGTTCACTGAGGCTTGTGGTCTACCTGGTCCAAGTAAAGGACATATTAATATGTTCTTAGGTCACTCAAACTCATCTAAAACAACGGCAATGATTTTGGCTGCGGCGAATGCTCAAAAACAAGGTGATTTACCTGTTTTCGTTATAACTGAAAGAAAATGGAATTGGGAACACGCGGTTGAATTAGGTCTTCAAGCAGAACAAAACTCTGAGGGGGAATGGGATGGTAACTTTATCTTCAATGATAGTTTCGATTACATTGAACAAGCAACTGATTTTATTAACCAAATTTTGGATGCTCAAGACAAAGGTGAAATTCCTTACAACATTGTATTTTTATGGGATTCTGTCGGTTCAATTCCTTGTAAGATGACATTTGACGGTAAAGGTGGTAAACAACATAACGCCGCAACATTTGCCGACAAAATAGGTATGGGTATTTCTGCAAGAATATCTAAAACTAAAAAAGAAGATGTTCCATATTGGGCGAGTATGGTTGTTATTAATCAACCTTGGGTTGAATTACCTGACAATCCATTTGGACAACCTGAGATTAAAGCAAAAGGTGGTGAGGCGATATGGTTAGCGTCTTCATTGGTGTTCTTATTTGGTAATCAGAAGAAAGCAGGTATCAACCACATTACCGCAACTAAAAACAATAGAACAGTTGTTTACGCAACAAGAACAAAAATCTCAATATTGAAGAATCACGTAAATGGGTTATCATATAAAGATGGTAAAATATTAGCAGTTCCTCAAGGTTATATCAAAGATGATAAAGCGGCTATTGAGAAATACAAAAAAGAATTTTCCGAATATTGGAATAAGAAGTTAGGTGGTGAGGGAGACTTTAAACTTAGTGAAGTGTTTGTCCCAACAGAGGAAGAAGAGTTAGAAGATTGATTGTAGAACCATTTAATGGTAAAAAATGACTAAAACCTTTTTGGTTGATGGAAACAACCTAATTAAAATTGGTGTTCACGGGGTGAAAGATTTCTTTCACTCCGGAAAACACATAGGTGGGGTGTGGCACTTTATAAACACACTACGACGATTTATTGATACTGAAAATTTTGATAAAGTTGTTGTATTTTGGGATGGTGAAGAAAATTCATTGTCTCGAAAAATATTATACCCCCAATACAAAGCAAATCGAAAGACCCCTTTTGATTTAACCAAAGAAGATTCTATTACCGAACAAAAGGAACGTGTTAAACAATACTTGGAAGAGTTGTTTATAAGACAGGTGTTGGTCGATAAGAACGAAGCTGATGATTTGATTGCTTATTATTGTCAAATCTCACCTGATGAAGATAAAACGATATATTCAGGAGACCGTGATTTAACTCAATTGATTTCCGAAAATGTTAGAATTTATTTACCTGATTTGAAACAATATTTTAAACTTGGTGACAACATTAAGTTTAAGGATATTGAAATTCCCCATTATAACGTTAAGACTTACAAGATAATAGCCGGTGATAAATCGGATAACATAGATGGTATCTATTACCTTGGTGATAAGACTTTGGTTAAATTATTTCCTGAGCTACTTGACCGAGAAGTAAAATTCACCGATATTTTAGAAAAGGCTGAAATTCTACACAAAGAAGATAAGGATAACAAAGTGTTACAAAATCTTTTAACGGGTAAAACTAAGAGTGGGATTTATGGTGATGAATTTTTTGTCATCAATGAAAAGATAGTTGATTTGTCAAACCCTTTAATAACTGAAGATGGGAAAAACGTAGTAAATGAATATTATTCAGAAACCTTGGACCCGGATGGTCGAGGTCACAGGAATGTTATCAAGATGATGATGGAAGATGGGTTCTTCAAATTCCTACCGAAAGGAGACAATGCTTGGGTGAATTTTTTAACACCCTTTTTAAGATTAACAAGAAAAGAAAAAAGAAAGTTTAATAAATAAAAATTATGAAAGAACAACACGATTCAACAAAGTTAGAGTTTTTAATGAAAGTTAACGATAACATCATCGTTCAACGATTTTTTAACGTAAGAGAATTTAATCCTAAAGCGAAAAGTTCAACAGAATTATATGATTTAATTCGTGAATTTAAAGATGATTTAGAAAAACAATTGAAGATGAAAACGGTTACATATATGTTGGATAATATGTATGAAATTTCTAATAACCCAACGGTTTTAGATACATCATATACTGACGGACCTGAGTATTTTAATGTCTACATCAAACAAGGTGATGTAACAATTTTTAACCGTCAAATCGACGCGAAAATTTACCCACCAAAAATAAGATACACCGTGGATGTACGCCCACACCTAAAAAACTTACTTATGTCATTAACTGACATTTTTTCATCTGAAAATTTATCTTACGAATACCTTAATGTTAGACAAGACGCGTAATATTTATTTAAAAATCAATTTTATAATATGAGTTCAAATAAAAATTTCGAGTACTTAGGTAGTGGGTTTCAGCTACAATTATTAAACCAAATCATTGTCGATAAAGACTTCGCAAGGTCTATTATCGACGTGATTGAGGTAAATTACTTTGAGAATAAATACTTTAAGTTAATCATCCAAATGATTAGAGAGTATTATTCAAAATATGAACACGTTCCAACTTTCGATACGTTGGAGCAAATTACAAAATCGGAATTACAACAAGAAACTGCATCTAAAATTGTTATAGATACTATTAGTAAAATAAAAGACGCACCAATCGAAGGAGGTGATTTTGTTCAAGAAAAAGCGATGAAATTCTGTAAACAACAAGAGTTACAGAAAGTGATGAACAAAGCTCAAAAAATCATTGATGGTGGTGAATTTGAAAACTACGACAAAGTAGAACAATTAGTTAGAACTGCACTACAAGTTGGGGAAAGAGAAGATGGTATGACTAACGTTTTCTCTAATTTAGAAGAGGTTTTAGACGAGGATTATAGACATCCTATACCAATGGGTATTTCAGGTATAGATAAACTCTTAAAAGGGGGGTTAGCTAAAGGTGAAATCGGGGTGGTACTAGCACCAACAGGTGTGGGTAAAACTACATTGATGACTAAAATCACAAATCACGCGTTTAACCTTGGTTATAACGTATTACAATTATTTTTTGAAGATAATCCTAAGATTATTCAAAGAAAACATATAACTTTGTGGACTAAAATACATCCTGATGAATTAACAATTCGTAAAGATGAGGTAATTACCAAAGTTAACGAGATTAGGGCGACAATGCCAAATCAGTTAATTTTGAAGAAACTACCTTCTGATACGATAACAATGTTACAAATCAAGAACCAAGTTAGAAAAATGATTGCTGATGGTATTAAGATTGATATGATTTCTTTAGATTATATTGATTGTGTATTACCTGACAAGAATTTAGGTGACGAATGGAAGTCTGAAGGTTCAGTAATGAGAGCATTTGAGGCGATGTGTCACGAGTTAAACTTAGTAGGTTGGACCGCAACTCAAGGTAATAGAAGTTCAATTTCTGCGGATGTTGTTACTACAGACCAAATGGGGGGTTCAATTAAAAAGGCACAAGTTGGTCACGTAATTATTTCAGTTGCGAAATCATTACAACAAAAAGAAATGAAATTGGCGACAATTGCGATTACAAAATCACGTATCGGTGATGACGGTGTAGTATTTGAGAATTGTAAATTTGATAATGGTATGTTAGATATTGATACTGAAGCGTCAGTAACATTCTTAGGTCTTGAAGAACAAAACGAACAAAAACAACGTGATAAGGTTCGTGAATTGTTGGATAAGAGACGTGAACGTGAGGAGGAAAAAAGAAAAAACAATAATAACAATAACAACAATAATTAATAATTATGGAAAATATTTTAGTACCAAATCCTGACAGATTCGTAGTATTCCCAATACAACATCACGATATTTGGCAATTTTACAAAGACCACAAAGCGGCTTTTTGGACGGCGGAAGAATTTGATTTAAGTGATGACATTAGAGATTGGGAAAACTTATCAGATAATGAAAAATATTTTATCAAAAATATCTTAGCGTTTTTCGCGGCGTCGGACGGTATTGTTAATGAAAACATTGCTGAGAACTTCGCAAGAGAAGTTCAGTACGCTGAGGCGAAATTCTTCTACGGGTTTCAAGTTGCTATGGAGAACGAACACTCATTAACATATTCTTTATTGATTGATACTTATATCACAGACTCTAAGGAAAAAGATGATTGTTTTCACGCAATTGACAAGTTAGAGGCGGTTCAAAAGAAAGCTAAATGGGCTTTGGATTGGATTGACAACTCATCTTTTCAAGAACGATTAATTGCATTTGTTGCGGTGGAAGGGATATTTTTTTCAGGTTCATTCTGTTCAATATTTTGGTTGAAATCAAGAGGGATTATGCAAGGTTTATGTGACGCGAACTCTTTGATTTTCAAAGACGAGAATCTTCACTGTGACTTCGCTATTCACTTATTAAACAATCATATTGTTGACAGACCAAGTGAGAAACGAATTAAAGAAATTTTACTTTCAGCGTTGGATATTGAAAAAGAATTTATAACCGAATCATTACCTGTTTCTTTAATTGGAATGAATTCTAATTTAATGAAACAATATTTAGAATTTGTGGTTGATGGTCTATTATACAAGTTAGGTTGTAGTAAAGAATTTAATGTCGAACAACCTTTCAAGTTTATGGAACAAATTGCGGTTGAAACAAAAGGTAACTTCTTTGAAAATAGAACCCTTGAATATCAAAAGGCAAAATTGAATGAATCAATTACGTTCACAGAAGAGTTCTAATAAAATATTATAATTAATATGATGTCATTAAAGATTAAAAAAAGAAACGGGGAGAAACAATCGTTTAATCCTCAAAAAATTTACAACAGAGTTAAGAAGGCGGCTAAAGGTCTTAATGTTAACTTTGATGAGATTTTCATTAAAGTGACTACTTCTCTACCAACTGAGGGGTATATCACAACAAAAGAGTTGGACAAATTGGTGTATGAAATTGCTTCATCATACACCGGTAGTCATCACGATTACTCAAGATTAGCATCATCTGTGGCTATTTCAGCATATCACAAAGACACTATTGATAGTTTCAGTGAGACTATGCACGTATTACATACGGAAGGTGTTATACACGATAATTTGATGAGTGTTATTGAGAAATACGGACCAAGTAATATTGATTCGTTAATTAATCACGAAAATGATTATAACTTCGATTTTTTCGCTTGGAAAGCATTACAAGAAATGTATTTGTTGAAATTACCTAACGGTAAGGTTATTGAAAGACCACAACATATGTATATGAGGATTGCGTTGTGGGTGACTGATAGTTACGAAGAGGCGGTTGATTATTACAAATCATTGTCAGAACAAAGAATTTCTAAAGCAACCCCAATTATGATTAACTCAGGGACGTTAATCCCTCAGTTAGCATCGTGTGTATTACATTACAACAATTCGGATTCAAGACAAGGGTTGTTAGGTACGTTAAATGACATTTCAACATACTCATCAGACGCTGCGGGTATTGGGTTATGTATGTCAAATCAAAGAAGTAAAGAAAGTCGTATTACTACTTCAGGTGGTTTTGCGGGTGGATTATTAAAGTATCTTAAAATTGTGAATGAATCATTAAGATTCTTTAATCAACAAGGTAGAAGACCTGGTAGTGCCGCTATCTACATCGAACCTTGGCATAAAGACATTTTTGATTTATTAGATATCAAAAAGAACACAGGTAAAGATGAGTTAAGAGCGAGAGACTTGTTCACGGCATTATGGATTCCTGACAACTTTATGCACGCGGTTAGAAACAATGCTGATTGGTATTTGTTCTGTCCTAATGACATTAAGAAAGCGGGTATCAAACCATTACAAGAGTCTTACGGGGATGAATATGAAGCTAATTACGCAAAGGCGGTTGAGTTAGGTCTTGGTAAAAAAGTAAGTGCGACTGAGGTGTGGACTAAAATTATTGAATCACAAATAGAAACAGGTGTTCCTTATTTATGTTCTAAAGATAATGCTAATAAGAAAACTAACCACCAAAACATTGGGGTTATTCACCAATCTAACTTATGTGCTGAGATTTTCCAATATACGGATGAAGAAACAACTGCGATTTGTACGTTATCTTCTATGGTGTTGAAAAACTTCATCGTTGATGGGAAATTCAACTTCAAATTATTGTATGATGAGGTTAGAAAAGTAACAAGAACGTTAAATAAAGTTATTAACATTAATAGTTACTCAACTGAAAAAGGACTTAAAGGTGGTTTAGAACAAAGAGCAATTGCGATTGGGACTCAAGGTTTGGCTGACGTATTTTACTTATTAGATTACGTATTCACATCTGAGGAGGCAAGAAAATTAAATAAACAAATTTTCGAAACAATTTACTTCGCGGCTATTACTGAAAGTAACCAATTATGTATTGAAGAAAAATACGAACCATATAAATTCTTTGAAGGTTCACCAATGTCAAACGGAGTCTTCCAATTTGATATGTGGGACTTAACTGAAGATGATTTATCAGGAATGTGGGATTGGAATTCATTAAAAGATAGTGTTATGAAATATGGTATTTGTAACTCATTATTCACGGCTCAAATGCCTGTTGCGTCTTCAGCGAAGATTACGGGGTCATTTGAAATGACTGAACCAGCTCACTCAGCGTTATTTAACAGACGTGTTGTGGGTGGTGAAATTTTAATTGTAAACAAGTATTTAATTCAAGATTTTGAGAAAATTGGTATTTGGAGTGAGGACTTGAAAAATGATATCATTATTAATGAAGGGTCAATTCAAAATATTAACTTCAATAATTATTTAGATGTTGAAGATAAAAACTACAATAAAAAAGTAACACGTATTGAACATTTAATGTTAAAATACAAAACAATTTGGGAGATTTCACAAAGGGAGTTGATTGATATGGCGGCTGAAAGAGCTCCGTTTATTGACCAATCACAATCAATGAACATCTATATGAGTAATCCAACATTGTCTAAAATTACCTCATCACACTTCCACGGATGGGATAAAGGATTGAAAACGTTAAGTTATTATATTAGAACTAAGGCGATTTCCACGGGGGCAAAACATTTAGCGGTTGATATGTCAAAAAGAGAAAAACCAAGAAATGAAAAACCTGTTGTTGAAGTTGTACCAACAAAACCTGCGGATTCTGAATTCGAATGTTTTGGTTGTTCATCATAACAAATCGTAAATTTTAAAAACTCTCGGCACTGTCGGGAGTTTTTTATTTTATATGGGTATACAAAAAAATTATTACCACATTATATTTATGTAATATGGCAAACGGAAATACATATGGTATTAATTTTCCTTTTAGAGATTCTTACGATGGTAAATATTTAGATTTATCGGAGAGTAATCAGGAAGAAATACGTACTAATTTAATTCACCTTTTACTTACAAGAAAAGGTACGAGGTATTATTTACCTGATTTTGGGACCCGACTATATGAATATATTTTCGAACCAATGGATGGTCCAACATTTTCTGAGATTGAATCTGAGATTAGGGATTCGGTTAAAGAGTATATTCCGGGTATTACTATAACAAATATGTCTGTAACGGCGGCTTCTGATGCTGAGGAGGATATGGGGACATTTGTTAATGGTAATGATGAGAGAGTATTTAGAGTTCCTGGTATTGGAACTAAAGAACATACCGCAAAAATTAAAATTGATTACTTGTTGAACGATGATGCGTTTAGTTCAAGTGATTTTGTGATTATAAATTTATAATATGGCAAATAAGAAAATTTCGTATACTACGAGGGATTTCCAATCAATAAGAACTGAGTTAGTTAACTTCACAAGAACTTATTACCCCGATTTAATTGATAACGTAAATGATGCGGCGGTGTTTTCCGTGTTATTGGATTTAAACGCGGCGGTTACTGATAACTTACAATTTAATATTGATAGAAGTATTCAGGAAACTGTGTTACAATATGCACAACAAAGGTCATCAATTTATAATATTGCGAGAACTTATGGTTTGAAAGTGCCGGGTCAAAGACCGTCGGTTGCTTTAGTCGATTTCTCAATTACAGTTCCGGCTTACGGTGATAAAGAAGATTTACGTTACTGTGGTATTTTAAGACGTGGGTCTCAAGTGAACGGGGCGGGTCAAGTTTTTGAAACGGTGTACGATATTGACTTCGCATCCCCAATTAATGGTGACGGATTCCCAAATAGAATAAAAGTACCTAATTTTGATTCAAATAATAAATTGATTAATTATACAATCACTAAACGTGAGACTGTGGTTAATGGTACTACAAAAGTGTATAAAAAAACAATAACACCCAACGATGTTAAACCATTTTTTGAAATATTTTTACCTGAGAAAAATGTGTTGGGGGTAACGAGTGTTTTACTAAAAGATGGGACACAATATGCTAATGTTCCTTCAAACGGAGAATTCTTAGGGTTGGATAATAGATGGTATGAGGTTAAAGCCTTGGCTGAAGATAGAGTCTTTGTTGAGGACCCAACTAAGGTGTCTGATAACCCCGGAATTAAAGTTGGTAAGTATATGTCAACAAGTGATAAATTCATCACTGAATTCACTCCTGAAGGTTTCTTTAAAATGACATTTGGTGGTGGTAGTCAATCGGCAGACGAACAACTAAGAGAATTCGCCCGAAACGGTTATAATTTAAATCTTTATAAGTATTCAAATAACTTTGCGTTAGGTAGTACTTTAAAATCAAACTCAACATTATTCGTCCAATATAGAATAGGTGGTGGTACGTCAAGTAATTTAGGTGTGAATGTTATAACACAAATTGGTACAGTATCATTTGCAGTCAATGGACCGTCGGAATCTGTTAATACAACAGTTGTTAACTCATTAAGATGTAATAACGTAACCGCTGCGATTGGAGGTGCGGATTTCCCAACAGTTGAAGAGGTTAGAAATTTAGTATCATATAACTTCTCGGCTCAAAACAGAGCGGTAACAATTAATGATTATGATTCGTTAATTAGGACAATGCCCTCACAATTTGGAGCCCCTGCGAAAGTTGCGATAACTGAAGAAAACAATAAGATTATCATAAAAATGTTGTCATATGATGAATCAGGTAAGTTAACTGAAATTGTTTCTGACACATTAAAGAATAATGTGGCAAATTACTTATCTAACTTCCGAATGATGAATGATTATATCTCAATTCAGACTGCAAATGTTATTGATTTGGGGGTAACTATTGATGTTGTGTTAAATGGTAGTCAAAATCAAGGTTCAACAATCTCACAAATAATCAATACGGTTTCGGACTTTTTTGAGCCGGGTAATAGACAGATGGGTGAGAATGTGAATGTTTCTGAGGTTAGACGTTTATTACAATCATTGGATGGTGTTATATCATTGTCTGATATTAAAATGTTCAACAAAGTTGGGGGACAATACTCGTCATCACAAACATCACAAAGATACTCCGATAGTGCTACGAGAGAGATTGAATTGGTTGATGATACTATATTTGCGGAACCAAGTCAAACTTATCAGGTTAGATATCCGAGTAAAGATATTAATGTCAGAGTTAAGAATCTAACGACAACTAATTTTACTTGATGATTTATTTTGAATTTTAATCATTTATCTTTTAAAAATAGCAGATAAACTATTTATTATAAAAGAATAAAATGTCGAATTCATATAGAATAAGAACAACACCAGGAGTAGACAAGTCAATTAAAGTCAGAATAGACCAAGATTTCGAATACCTTGAGATTTTATCGTTAAAATTATTACAAAGTGAAGTTTATACTAGAAGATGTTCTGATTATGGTGTCATAGTTGGTCGTGTTAGTATTAATAACGGTTTTGGAGTACCTAACGCTAAAGTTTCAGTATTTATCCCATTAACAAGTGATGACGAAGTGAATAATCCGATAATTGCGGATTTATACCCATATAAAACATTATCACAAACTAACGATGAAGGTTATAGGTACAATTTGTTACCGACAGAACAATCGTACAGTAATCACGTTCCAACAGGGTCATTCTTTACAAGAAAAGATGTTTTAACCAACCCAACTAAAATTGAAATTTACGATAAGTATTTTAAATATAACGCGGTAACTAACGAAAGCGGCGATTATATGATTTTTGGAGTACCTGTAGGTTCTCAAACGATTGTAGTTAATGTCGATTTATCAGATATCGGTGATTTTTCATTATCACCTCAAGATATGGTTAGAATGGGTGCTGCAACACCTGCACAGGTCGACGGGACTAAATTCATTTCTTCAACAAATCTAAATGAATTACCTCAAATTGTTACTATTAATAGGACTTTGGAAGTTGAACCATTTTGGGGTGACGAGACATTGTGTAACTTAGGTATTACGAGAACCGACTTTGATTTATCTGCGGAAAAAAACATTAATATACAACCGACCTCAATTTTTATGGGGTCTTTAATCTCTTCACCTGATGACCAATCATTAAAACGTAAATGTAAACCAGCGTTAAAGGCGGGTTCTTTATGTTCTTTGGTAGCGGGTCCCGGTCAAATACAAGCGATTAGACAAACAATTATGACCGATGTTAATGGTCGACCGGGGTTAGAAGTTGCGAATTTGGAAGAAGGGGGTCAAGTAATTGATGATAATGGGACTTGGATGTTTGATGTTCCAATGAACTTAGATTATGTTGTCACTAATGAGTTTGGTGAACAAGTATTATCTAATGACCCTAAAAAAGGAATTCCGACTAAAGGTAAATACAGATTCAAAATCGCTTGGAGCCAATCACCTGATTTGGGTGAAAGAGTTAAACGTGCGAGTTTTTTAGTTCCTAATGTTAAAGAATATGGTTGGAAATCATCGGACGGTACTGACCCGTTAACAGGTCAAGCCGTTGCGTCAAGACAAAGTTTTGGTAATGCGGATAACCCTTGTGATTATAATAGTACAGTACCAAATACCAATAATGGTAGAGCGGCTAAAGCGTCATATGCGTTTAGTTTGGATTGGGAAGATTATGGTGAAAGAAATAGTTCTGGTGTTTTAACCCCGACGGGTCAAAATATGGTTCTTGAGGCGATTAATTGTGAGGACAGATTTTATGAGATGCAATATAACAAAGTTTATACGGTGTCTCAATTAATAAGTGAATATAGAAGGGGGGCAACAAACAATAGGATAATATCAATTAAGAATATTCTTGATGATGCTTGTGAATCAACAAATAATAAATTCCCAACAAATGACGGGATGTATCGACTTGATATCATTTTTATTTTGTTTCAGATATTAATGTTAATTGGTTATGTTATTTTATTCATTGTGGTGTTTTTATTTCACTTATTTCTTTGGATTTTATGTAAAATTATTAAACCAATCGTCGGACTATTACGGGATTTTTGGTGTTGGTTAAAAGATGTTGGGTTTTCTAATAGATTTTTTAGTTGGCACCCCTTTAGAGGTTGGGCCGGTGGAAAATGTACTGAATTATCAGCAACATATAAATCATTGGAGGATAAATGTAAGAATTCATCATTACCGTTACCTAATTTAACGTATCCTGATTGTGAGTTATGTTCTTGTGACCCTGACCAACCAAAAACAACACCTCCGGACCCGAATAACCCAATACAAGTACCAAATTCAGCAAACGCTGATATTATAATTGAGGGTTCGTACTTTGGACCTTTTAATCAGTCAACAGAGTCTAATGGTAATTTTATGCCGGTTAAGTCTCAGGATACTTTATTCATATCAGGGGTTCAAATGAAATACAGTGAGGATATCCAAGTAAAAGGTGTTCCGACTGATACTCATAGTTACGCTGAAGGTGATTGTAAGAGGACGTTTTCGAGTGATTTACCTTGGCACGAAAGATTTAACTTGTTTAATACTAAAGCGAAATATTTTAATAATACTGCGAATAATCCAGGTGGTGGCGTTAACCGTATTGCGGTTAGATTTAACTCACCAATGAATGGTAATGATTTCCCAAGTGGTAATTATGTAACACCATCAGGTAAATACCACTTGGACAATGTTATTGCGGTTTTAGTTGATGCTGACGCGGCAAGTACCTTTACTCAAGGTTCGATATTCACGACTGTTGACCCACAAAAAACAAAAGATATTAATTTAACTAATGTTTCACCAATAAATGATTTGGGTACGAATAGTATCACGGGAAAAACCATTGGTACAATATATAATGGTAATTCAAAAATAAACGAAACATTTGTTCAAGTTGATTATGCGAATCCTGATGGGACTAGTGGAAATGTTGCGGGACCAAGTTATCACCTTACGGGTGATTCGGCAAGTACTTACCATAAATTCCCAATTGATTTAGAGTATTTTCAGGTAATTCAAAGTACGAGTCTTTCTCAATATATTAAAGATGTTACCGTAAATATTGGTAATCCTAATTTACCGAATTCCTTCTTTTCTAGAGTTATTAATGCTGGATATGGTATGGTAACTACAGATTGTGTTGATTTAGGACCTTCAGGAACGTGGAGATATTATTCAGAATTACGAGGGACGGGTATGTATGGAAATACCGGTGGTAATTGTACGACATATGGGGGTAATCAATGTCTTGGATATATCAGACAGTATATTCCCGATTCTGATAATATGCAAGTTGTGTTTATGGTTAGAGGTGTTGACCCAAACTCACCAAAAACTAGAATATCATACGATTTAAGTAAATTATACGGACAATCAAATTATGGTCATAAAATAGTTTCACTTGACAATGCTAAAATGAACATTCCAGTTCAAGGGAAGTATAGATGTGTTAGACACCTTAATCTTACTAATAGTAGTAGTGATGATGCTTACAGTGATATTCCATTATTCCATAAAACATTTATGTGGAAACCATCATCAGGTACTTTACAAGTAGGTCCGTTTATTGACCCGGCGACGGTAACAAGCTATGATTCAAATAATGACCCAATTGGTGGTAGCGTTTATAGTCCGGCGGAATTGGACCCATTTTACAGACCTGCGGGATTCTGTGATTTTAGTGGGTTTACAACAACCGCACATACTTATTATTCGAGGTATGATGAAGGTAGAACACCTGGTGGTGTGACAAGTCTTCCTTATACGTATGTTCATAACCCAATTAATAAAGGTGGTATAAGAATTTATGGTAATGAAAATGCTATTAGGAATGGTAGTGGAAATGCTTATGCGGCGTATTATAATAAACAACCTGATTATAACGATAATATTATAGACCGTAAGACGGTTGCTGCTTATTCAAATGACCCTAATTCTGATAATGGTAGTGGTTTAAGTCAGTATGGTGTGACTAATAGAGGTTACTTTAATAATGAAAGTGTTGAAGGGGGTAATATTGCGAATCTTAGACAAAACCCATATTCTTGGACTTCTTGGGGAGGAGCTTGGGTTCAGTTACGATGGGCTCAAGAACTTGATATACTTAGTTTTTCAATGTATTGGAGTGCTACTTATTATAGTCAAGATGGTCCATCAAGTCTTGATATTGTTGATGGTTCTGATGGACGACAAATTGTTATGAGAAGTGATAGGTTACCTTCATCATCATTTGAAGAGAGAAATAAAGGGCGTTTTAGTTACCTTAGTTATACTTTAATGGCGAATAATAACTTTAGTTATTATAAAATAGGTGATGACGGTTCTGTTGCATCATTAGAAGGTTCCGCTGACGTTTCAGGTGTTGGTGGTGGTGTTGATAGTAAGGCATCAAACGCTGAGGATAAATGTGATGGTGAAATACTAAGTACGTTTACTTGTGAAGGTTTAGTACCGTTAGGTTGTTACTCTTATGACCCGGCACAAAGTGGGATTAAAGTTGAGAAAAAATCGGCACCAATACCGGCAACGGGTGAGGGTTCTTGTTATGGTAATAGATTACCTGCGGGAAGTAATAGTGAATATGGTAATCAGCCTGAGGGGATAATGACTTCGGGATGTTATAGATTATGTACGGTTCCATTTGAAACATTATCGTTAGATTGGGAGTTACTTAAAGAATGGAGAGCAAGAACGGTTGTTACGTTTGGGGCTTGTAGAAACGTGTTCTCACACTACTTCACAAACAATTGGATTAATGGTACACTTTACGCGTTTTCTTTTGTTAATTCACGAAGATTTACATCACCGACAACACAACCATCAACTAATGCTAATAAACCATATAATTGTTTTTGTAAAAATAACATTTATTTAAATACTGATAGTAATAATTTCTACTATAGAAGTACACCATATAACGCTGCGGAGGATGCTTATGTTGGTAGAAAAAGTCCACGAAATTGGTTAACGGGTAATCCATTTGGTGGGAACTCAAACAGTTTACAATATCCGACAACGGTGATGGACTTAGGTCCAAGGGATATTTACACTCAAGAGATTGTTTTTTCAAATGATTATGATGGTTATTTGATGAAAAGTTTAAATACTACAACATTTAAAGATGTGTCCGATTTGTTAAACACTTTTATCATATCTAGATTTGTTAATAGAACAATGTTAGACAAAATATTGGCAGCGGTTGGTGTAAGTGCAATCACCAAGTATTTTAGTCGTGAAAATAAAAAAATTGATGGGGATTATGCCCAAATGATATCAATTAATTCTGAATTAGGTACGGTAGGATTCTCTGATGAGAATTACAGTAGTTGTGATATTTTCTATAATGGTGGTAACTCAAGTGACGGTGTATTTGGTGTCTTTTTTTCGTCAAATACTCAAGTTAGAGATTATGTAACACCTAAAAGAACAATTATTAGTGAGGATAAACCGATTACTGATGTTGATTGTGCATTTGAATACTTTAAAGTTAACACTCAAAATGTACCATTTTATCAATGGTTTATTAAACCAAATTATGGTAAAGAAAAAGAGGTTGATAAAAATAATTTATTTCCGTCAAGTCCTGGTTTCCCTGTTGATAGTATTTTTGGTAGTCAATTGAATGATTGGTCGACAAACCCATATTCGGGTACGTCAACACCGTCAAAAGGGACTTTCTTTACTTATGGTTACCAAAATTTAGATAGGATATTAAGAAATTCAAGATATTTTAGAACTAATGCTAGTTCATTGTCAAAATATTATCGAGGTAACATTTTTTCAGTTGACCCGACATTAAGTACGATAATAAATGATAGAGGTAATACACTATATTGGGATAAAAACTCACAATTTGGAGAACCACAATTTCAAAGGGTTGTAAATACGGGAGCACCATTTTATTTTTATTTTGGTTTATATCAAGGTAAATCGGCGTTTGACCGATTCAGTAAAAAATGGATTGATACTGATGTAATTACGGATTAATTATGGGAAATAGAAAAGAGACTAGAATTGTATTGGGGACGTTACGTTATAAATCGGCCCCTGAGACAACATTAGGAATACAAATACCTTTTGTCCAAACCGCAAAAGAAAATGTTGAATTTGATAGAAATATTAATATTAGTTTGGCGCAAGTATTTGATGATGAAAGACAAGCGTCAACCACATTTAGACCATCCGCTAAGTTTTCAATGTTATTTAAAAACGCTTACACGGGTAATACAAGTTATGAACCGTTTGAAAACAACTTATATTATGTTGACACCTCAAAATTAGCGAAATTACAATGTGAAACAAGTGCGGGTTCGGTAAATTGGGAAGGGTTTCCACAATATAATGAATTTGATTTTATTCGTAATGATTATAAGGTTCCGGGGTACACTATCCCACCTAATAACCATATAACATTTGTTTCAAAAAGTGCGTCAACTTATAATTGGAACCATTTTTTAAGTTATCCGTTTAGTAATTTATACACCAAAAATATGTCATACTTTAACTCTAAAAGTCAAAATGTGATTAATTGGGTGTCAGGTGACGGAATACCATTTATCATCACAAATATGGTTGAGGGTGGTAACAGGATTGTTAGTTTTAAATGTCCTGTTAAACACGGGTTAACAATTGGTGAATATGTTGAGTTAAGTTTTAATTATAATGGTGATAAATATTTTGAAGTTTATTCGTTAGGTGATGACACATCAAAATCTGATGAATATGTGTTTAATGTATTTGATTATGGTTTCCTTGGTTCGACATTTAATGACAATGTTACAGGAACATTTAAACGAATTATTGATATAAATAATCCTGATGATACTAAATCAGAATACTACGTTAAACAATTAAAAATTTTGACAAGTGTTGATGATTGTACGTTAGTTAAAACGGGTTTTGAACAAAATGTCTTTGGTAAAACTAAAAAATTTGAAAGTAGTGGATTTACCCCAAATCATATTGAGAGAGTCTCATTAAAAGAAGGTTCACAATCTTATTCATTAACATTTAATACTGATATTGATATTGCTCCGATTAGAGACAATCAAAAACGGCCTATTACGGAATTATACTTCAATGTTATTTGGTCGGGTTATTTTGGGTGGACATTAACAAATACGGTGGGATTACAACAAGGGTATGACTTTAATTTACCATTGGTTAATGATAAACCTGACCCTTGGTGGGATAATTTAAATGTTAAATCAAAGACCAACTTTCCGTTGGGGTTTTATAATAGAGTATCAGGAACTCCTAGTAAAGGGTATTCATTTAATTATGTAAAATCATTAAAGAAGGGTGATATACTTGATGGTGGATTTTGTGAGTGGAATAGTTATGAACAGATGGAAAGGGAAATGACGCCAATATATCATAAATTCAAATATAACTTAACAAATTTTGATATTAGAAGTGGACCATTAGTGAACTCGACTAATCAATTTGGTTATTATTATCAACCAAACTATAAAATAACGATACGAGAATACTCGGATTATATTGAGAGTGGGGATGCGAATAATGTTGTTGATATACCCGATTACTCACATTTTTCAACTACCGATAATGCTTTCATATGGAGAGACATATACTCTTACGGGTATATTGATACTGATAGTATTGGTGTTGATTATCCATTCTTAAATGGTAAACATTATCCATTTCAAGACTATATATTTAGAATAATACCTGAAGGAACTAATTTCGTTAGTGATAACATAATTCAAGACCCAATAATAGATAACTGTGAATAATTATAGATTTACCATACCAACTAATGATACTTACATTAATTTACCAATAGAAATTAAATGGGATTTTTATGGTCGTGATGATAGTATTGAATTATATGAGGAAGACGTAATTGAAGACATTATTGGTAGTCCTAAAGATTTTGAAATTTTACAATTTTCCCACGAATCATATGACACGGGTACTAGAACTGATGTTAATTATGAATTCAATTTTTTTGATAACACCCCCGCGGTTAATCCGAATGTTTTAACCTCAGTATCGACTGATTGGGGTCCTACTTACCTTAATGAAGGGTTTACGCCAAATCAGATTTATTATTATGAAAATCCTTTTACTAAATCTTTTTTTAAGTTGGATTTTTACGATACTGATGACGCAAATACACAAACACTCTATTTCACAATAATAATACCTGTTCAACAGGGTGGTGTTGAGTTGGCAACAATTTCACCAATACGTCCCGACGTGAATATTAAGACACCAATTTTTAAATTAGATTTTGTTGGTGATAAGGAGGGTTTTTATATCTATTGGTTAAGAAAGAAGGATGTTATAAATTTAAGTACTTTTTATATGTCGGCCAAATTTTTTAACGCTAGAATTGGTGCTTTTGTTAGAATGATGAATACGCCACAATCTAATATACCTAGTAAATTCATATTTGACGACAGAAAATACTTCTATTATAAAGTGACTTTGGATTATAATAAATTTACTTACTCTATTTATGATACAACAGGTGTTAGAGCCGGAACAACAAGTTCCATAAAATGGTATGAATATATTAACCCATAATGGAGGATAGAATTTTTTATTATAAAATATCACCTGAAGTAATTAGAGGTGACCTTTTTAGTGTTAATTTTACTGGCGATAGTGAAACTACTAACGCTGAATATGTTTATTGTTGTGATATTTATACGAGTGCGGTAACAGAATATTATACCGGACAAACATATGCTTATTCCTCAATGACTCAGATTGTGTCGGGAGGTACTATGGGGACATCGTTATTAACAGGATTGACTATCCCAATCTTTATAACTGAAAACACCATAGATATTGGTTATTATTCGGCATTTGACGGTATGGTAACTCAAAAAGATACGATATCTAACTTTCTATTTTCCGCCACAACACAAAACCCCAATACCTATTTTTTCTACAATACCTCAGATACTGAATTTAAGAAATTTTTATCATTTAGTGAATATAAAGTGGATTGGGGTGATGGTTCGCCACAAACTACAATCACCGCAACAAGTCCTAATTTTTATGGTCATACTTATACTCAAACAGGGAAATTTAAGATTTCAATGTCAGGAATGAGTCCTTGGGGTATTAACTTAGTTGAAAAGGACGTAACCGTACCATATAGTAATATTGTTGCGTCAAACCCTAAAGGTATTGCCTATTTTTTCCCATCAGGTGGTAATTGGTCCGGAACCCCAATATCTTATGATTATATTTTTAGTGGGGATTCTATTTGTGATGTGGATGTACAAACTAGTGACAATTACACAACTATACCGATAATTATTACGGGGTATACTAATTCAACAATTAATGACTTAGAACAATACGGTAGTAAGTACGACCCTTTATTAATTGGTGGTAAATTTAAACTGAATGAACAAGTTATCATTAATTCGGATACAGTGGGGGTATTTCGTGGGGTGTCAAATGATGGTTTGTATACCGCCTACACGATAAATAATCTTGACTACTATGATTTTGCGGATGGGACGACCGTATTTTCCGCTCAGACATATGGTTTAACGTCGGATATGATTATTTGCACTGCGATTACAAAAAATGAAGTGTTATTAAATGTAATTGATGAAGCAGAAGTGCAGTCCGATGTATTTATAGAAAGAGGAAAACAATCAGGTTTAGAATCAATTCTTAGGCTTGGTGAAGTGGATAATGTCGGTGACCTTTTAAAATATGGTTATGGATTTTTTAATGTAATAGAAATATAATATGGCAACAGGAACATATGGAACGGTAAGGCCGGCTGACGTATCACCGGCAGATGTGGAAATAATTTTAAATTATACCCCGTCGAGGGATGAAACGGATAATTTTTTATTAACAAAATTAAATTCGAGTGCGGTCCTTAAACCGTATTATAGTAATTCGGACATTAATCCAAATGTTAGTAACCCTAGTATTGAATTATTGGGTGGTTTGTATAATTTAAAATTACCTGCGGACCAATTTAATAAAGTTGGGATTTATACTTTATTTATTAGACCCGCACAGATTAGAACTAAAATATTGGATTGTGGCGTATTATCTTCGTTACCAAATGTTAAAGGTTTAGTGTTTGATTTATCTGATGTTCCATCTGAGTATAGAAATAAGTTTGTTAGCCAAGGATTAACAGGGTTTAGAATTGAGTATTTAAATTCTGATGGTACTAAAGTCCCTAATTTTTTTAGATTAATTACCTCATCATTTTTCTGTGAACCTGTTGTTCAAAACTTAACTAATAGTTCCCAAAAGGCGATTCGATATAGATATACGGAAAACAATACTAATTTAATGTATTGTACTGTATCTCCATCGTCATCGCCAACAAACAAACCGAACGCGACTCCATATATTGGACAACCAAATCAAAATGTGATAATTACTAATACATTCTTCAACCCAATGACATTGGATATTGAAATCGCTGAACACGATTTCTCAACATTAGCAATTGCTCTATTTGGTAATCAAACTAAATCTATGGATGATGGTGTTTATACTTTATACGATACTGAGAATAATATTTATAGACAATACAACTTATACGAAATTAGAGACCAATACAACCACTTGTTATATGAGGTTAGACAAGATAGAGGTGATAATATTGATTTTAGTAAAAACTTTACAAACATAACACAATAATGGCGATTAAAAAATATACTTGTCCCCCAACTCCGGCCACAGGTGCGGGGTCTTTCTCTGACGACTTAGTTGGGTTCCAATTAGTTCAGGGTGGTGGGTTAACGCAAGGAAATTTCAATTTTGTTGAGTCAATAACTGAAAAATCCAACCGTACATTTAATACAGGTACATTTTCAGAACCAATAAACTTAGAGGGTTTAGGTGTTAGTGATGTATCACAATCAAAAACAATTTTTGAGAATAATTTCAAGGTTTATCCGAATTTTGATTTAAGTCAAATAACTAACTTTACGTTATACGGGTCTTTAACTAAAAGACTGTCGGTATCGGTACAAAACATCATTAGTTATTTTCCGGCAGCAATTGAATCAACCTTCGCTGGTGTTAATTATGAAACGGGAACTACCGCAAACAATATTAGTTATAATGCTGCTAGCGATGTTACAACATTTGATTTGAATGTTGGTCGTTTACGAAATCAATTCGATATTGATTTTACGGACAACTCAACAAGGAATTTGGAATTACGGGAAATCCCTGTATCTCCATTAAGAAATTTAACGGTTGAGTATAGTAAATATGCCTTGTATTACGGTGGGGGTGTTTATGATTTGGCCTTTGTCCAATCAACAACATCGTTAGTTTCTGGAACATTGACAGTTTCGGTGTTTGGTAATCCATTTTCAGGTAAAACTGAAGTGTATGAAAGTTTGTACATTAGACCTAACGATTATGAGGTTAGTAAGGTTTTTAACGAGGAGTTTGATGAGGTTGAGAAGTTTTTATTAAACAGAACGTCAGCTCCTGTTTATACTTGTGTGTTCAATACTCCAAAAGAGGCTGATGATGGGACATATTATACTTACACTCAAAAAGTTACTTGGCCTTTAAACGGTCAATGGAATATTGATATTGTTACCGCATCGTTCACACGTTATTTGGAAACATTAAATGAGATTGCGGAATCGTTGGATTCTTATAAAACGGATTTAATCTCAAGATTTTTAACGACGGGAGCGTTTAAAGAGTTTGACACTATTGGTCAAAAAACTGAAAAAACATTACAGATTTACGGTAGGAGTTTTGATGAAACTAAAAAGTTTATTGACGCATTGGCGTATATGAATTCGGTTAACTATAATGTTGGTAACGATATCCCATCACAATTACTTAAAAATTTAGCCCAAACTTTGGGTTGGCAAACAAATATGTCACCAATCACAAATGAAGACTTTTTGGGGTCTGTTTTTGGTGAGAAAAACCACGACAAATCACAATTTTCGGGTGTTGGTACGGCAATGACTCCTGATGAGTTAAATTACCAATATTTCAGAAATTTGATATTGAATTCGGCTTACTTATTTAAATCAAAAGGAACTCGAAAGTCAGTTGAAATATTAATGAGATTGATTGGGGCTCCTGACGCTTTAGTTGAATTTAATGAACACGTTTATTTAGCGGACCAAGTAATTAACTTGAGTCAGTTTAATTCGCAATATGCTCAAATATCAGGGGGTACTTATGTGACGCAAACACCGACATTGGACACAAATGATGTTTACACCTTCCAAGGGGTACAATATACAGGGTTTACAACTAGTGTTACGATTAAAGACGTTAACATAGGTAGAAGTGAATTCCCAATGGACGAGTATGGTTATCCAATGGCTCCTGAAGATAGTGAAAGTTATTATTTCCAATTGGGTAGTGGTTGGTTTGAACAAACCCCAAGTCATAGAGGTCCCGAATTGGTTAACATTACTAATAGTACGTTTGTTGGGGAAAATCCCGATTTTCAAACTTATTTGAAACCTTACACTTATGGTCAAGATTATTTAAATAGGTTTAGACAATTCCCATTTATGGATTTGGGATATGATTTAAAATCAACGATTGATAATAATAAAAGTTGGGTTAATACCGAAGTTGGGTTACGAAGTAATCTTGACGGTGGTTATAATGCTAAGTATTATGTTAATGACGATAAATTGGTTTTAAATGTTAAAAACATTGATTTATTCTTAAACCCAGGTCAAGGGTTGGCATATGATGTATGGTATATGTCAAGAGAATATAATTACCCAATACCAAATGAGGGGTTATTCTACGTAGCACCAACAAATTGTAATCCATTCCCAAGTCAAATAATGAAAATGAGTGATACTCAATTTCAGACTTCATTCCCTAACGTTCCCTATCCGGCTAGAGGTGGTGTCGATTGGACTCAAATTGACCCAAAACCAAAAAGACAAACATTCTTTGAATTCGCACAATCATTTTGGAAAAATATGATTAATGTTCGAAATAGACAATATGTGTCAAATAATGGGACAACAGGTTATCCAACATTGGAATCTATCTATTGGAGGTATTTGTTATCAGAGGAGGCGATTGGTCAACCAAATGATAATTTTACATACCAAACAATGATTGATTATGTTAATGGTTTGGGGGATTATTGGGTTAGATTGGTGGAACAAATGATTCCGGCATCAACAATATGGAACACCGGTGTTAAATACGAAAATTCGATATTTCATAGACAAAAATATGCTTGGAGAAGACAAAGAGGTTGTCAAATCATTCCAATACCTTGTAAACCTTGTTCAACAACATCAAATCTATTCCCTATTGATTGTCCAATACAAAGTGCGGTATGTTCGGTGTATCCTTGGAACGAAAATCCAAGTGTTCAATCATTCTCGGCGGTTTTAGGTGTGTTAATTAATGACTATTTGACGGCGAATGATAAAACAACGGGTGATTGTAACTTAAATGGTTTATCAACTCAATGGTTTGTTGACTTACGAGTGAATGATGGTATTCTTGTTAAGAAATCGTTTTTTAATGGTGTTGGTTACACGGTCCCTAGTTTAAGTTCACCAAGTAACTCTCAATGGTATAATGCTTTAGTTCTTTCGTTAGATGAATTGACCAATTTTGGGTACGACTACTATTTAACAAATACGGGAACAGTGGAGATTTACAATTCAATCTGTTCTGAATCAACCCAAGGTTTAACCTTTACGATTAATGTTGGGATAAATTTAAATTTATGTTGTAATTAATGAGTTGTTTTTTAAGTTATAGTTTAACGGGGATAACAGGTGATTGTAGTAATCTAAATGAAGGTTCGTTTGGTATTACAATTGATGGTTCAGCTCCGGATTATACAATAAATTGGATAAGTCCAATTACTGATGTAATCCCATTAGGTGCTGGAGTGACCGCCTATACTGAAACTAATTTAAGTGCGGGTACTTATACTTTCATAATTACGGATAGTTGTTTAGACCCCGGAAATACAACGGTAGGTCCGATATCAATTTATATTTCAAGTGGTGTATGTACATCAATAACTAGTGTGAATAATACGGTATGTAGTTTAGATAATGGTTCTTTAACTGCGACAACTGAATATGATTATGGTAGTAATCAATTTTACTTATATCATAACACATTAGGGTATATCACATCAGCAACAACAACTAATACAATAACACCTGCGGGTGCGGTATTTCCTAATTTAAGTGCGGGGACTTATTATGTTGTTGTCACGGATGGTGGTGGTTGTTCGGGAACAACAACTAGCGTTATTGTAAAGGACTCTCCTCAGTTGGATTATGGTGTGTATATTGTTAACGATGCCGGATGTAACGTAAATTCAGGTAAGTTATTTGTTACAGGATTAACGGGTACTCCACCTTACACTTATCTATGGAGTAATGGTGAAACGACAGATTCAATTACGGGTCTAACCGCCGGTTCTTACGACATCACTGTTAGTGACAATTCGGGTTGTGTTGTTAATAAAACTGAGATAGTTTTAAAAGTACCAACTGTTGGTCAAGCGGGTGTTTTAGTTGCCTCTCCGGCTTGTTTTGGGAATAATGGTACTGTAACGGTGTTACTTTCGGGTGGTACTGCTCCCTATTATTTTTCAGGGTCTAATGGTACGGTGACAGTAACTTTTGATAATTTTTATGAATTTAGTAACTTACCGGCAGGTGTGTTAAGTTACTTTGTTCAAGATTCAGGTTTATGTAGTTTTACAAGTAATGTTTCGGTATTATCACAACAGTCGTTTAATCTTGTTTCGGTAAATACTACTAATTCAAAATGTAATGATACTTCAGGAACAATTACTCCCTTAGTTTCTTCGGGTACTCCACCATATATTTTTAAATTAACCTCATCTAATGGTTATACTAACTCTATTACAACAACGTTAACAAGTTTTGATTTTACGGGGTTAGCATCAGGGACTTATACTTTAAGTATTAAAGATGGTAGTAACTGTGAATATACTGACACTTATGTTATTGAGAATGAAGTGTTATTTAGTTTTGAAGCTAATACTGTTGATACAAGTTGTGGTTTAAGTAATGGGGAAATTCAAGTTGTGGTTGATGGTGGTACAGGTCCATTTTTATATGAAATTAATGGGATTTCTGAAATATTAAATTCAAGAACTAAAACATTTTTAAATTTTGATAATGGTAGTTATACTTTAAGTGTTACAGATACAAGTGTACCTTGTAAACAAAGTACAACGGTGTTAGTTGGGGATTCATTTGGAGTTGATTATGTTGTTAATTCACAAAATCCGACAGGTTCTAATAATGGTCAAATACAGTTATTTATAACTAGTGGTCAACCACCATTCACCTATGATTGGAGCTCGAATGTTGGGTCTCAAACAGGTCAATTGATAACTAATTTATCCGCAGGGACTTACACAATAAAGATTACTGATGATAACGGTTGTGTAAAAGAAAGTACTATAACGTTACAGGGAGTGAATTGTTCTGTTTCATACGAAATCTATAATTTCACTCAAGACACTTTTAAAAACACAGGCGATTTAATTACGAAGGGTCCAATACAAATGTTGAATGAAGGTTTTAACGATTTAACCCTTGGGGACGATAACTGTATTTTAAATCAAGCAATTTTTGAAGCTTATGTGAGTGTTTCAGGTGTTTCAGCGACTACTGTATTTTATACGGGTAATACGTTATTTGATGTACCAAGTAATACCTTATGGGCGACAACAGTTAGAAACCTTTTATTATCGTTTGACGGTATTGGAAATGTTGTTATTAATACAACAACAAATAAAATTACAATAACAACCGATTGTGCGTCTGAAGTTTCTTTATTAGATTCGGACATATTAGTTAATATGATAATACATTACGATGTGTCTTGTGTTTCTTGTTCATTATATTGTTCATATGACCAAACAGGTGTTTGTGATGGTTATAAATTAACTCAAACTCAAAATGTTGGTCTTATGTTAAACCCTACTACAGTACAGTTAGAATTGTATGATGGGGATAATGGTGAAGTATTGTTTAAGTCAGTACCAAAAATAGTTAATGTGACTAGTGGTTGTTTAAATTCTTATTATTATAATCAAGACCCTCCGGTAACTGACCCTGAAGATATTGCGCATTCGAATCGGGAACTTAGGAATGCGTGTTTGAAGGCGATAAATGAATTATCCTTGGGGACTTACCCATTTACTTGGGCTAACAATTTCTTACCTTCATTTCAGATAAATAAATTCTTTTAATATTTAAAATATTATGTATTTTTTTGACTTACGCGACTATTATGACTCTAAAGTAATTGGAAATCATTATGAAGAAATTCCGATTTGTGACCCTGTATGGTCCGATATGGGAACAACGGCAAGGGCAACAAGTGATGCTTATTTTAATGCGATAAATCAGTGGTACAATTGTGGTTTGACTTGTTTAGAAGATGGTGAATGTAAAGATACTATCTTAGCAAAATGGGCCGTCGTCCTAAATGATATTACGGTTTTTAATGCTGCGTCCACGGATTTTTGGACTATGATGGGTGAAGAATGTTCAACCGGTGGTGTTTTTGATAGAACAAAATATGATGATTATATTTCCATTCAAGAAACATTGGCCTGTGATATTGAAGAATTGACTTACTTAGTTGATGGGTTAGTTCAGTAATATTTATTTCTACCATTTATTATATTGACTTCTTTAATATTTTTAATTAAAAAGATAATGAAGTTTGATGATTTAATATTTGTGTCGGCACAACCTGACGTTCCCTATTTCCATTGGCAAACTAAAGTATATGTTCATAACTTTATAGATAAAGGGATAAAACCTAATCAAATCCACGTATTGTTTGTGATTGTTGATGGTGAAGAACCGTCAAAAAAATCTTTAGAATTAAAAGAATACGGTGTTAATGTTCATCATTATATTGATGACCGAGAAAACAAAGAATATATTCCAAGTCTAAGACCATTAATTTTATCTAAATGGTTAAAAGAAAATCCCCAATTTGGTAAATGTTATTTCTATCACGACTCTGACATTGTTTTTAGGGTCTTACCTGACTTTAATTCAATGATTGAGGACAATATATGTTATTTATCGGATACAACGTCATACATCGGTTATGATTACTTAAAAGAGTGTTGTGGTCGATATGAAGATGAACATAAAGTATTAAGTGAAAACAAACTTTTATATTTAATGTCAGATATCGTGGGGGTTGATATTGAAACAATAAAAAACAATCAAAAAAATTCAGGAGGTGCTCAATATCTTATTAAAGGTACGGATTATACTTTTTGGGATAAAGTGTACAAGGATAGTGAGAGATTATATGACACTTTAATACATTTCCATAAAAGTTACCCAATCCAAAATGGGTTACAAATTTGGACATCAGATATGTGGGGGGTATTATGGAATTTATGGTACTTGGGTAAAGAAACTGAGGTTACTGATAAATTAAGTTTTTCTTGGGCTACGGACACCGTAGAACAATATGAGAATAAAATAATACTACATATGGCAGGAGTAACTCCCGATTTAAAACATAGTAAATTCTATAAAGGTGATTTTATCACATTAAACCCAATTGAGTTATTAAAAATCAACGATACTATCTTTGACTACATAGATGAGAACAGTTCAACAAAAAAATACATTGAAGTTATGGAATCTATGATAAAAAACGAGAGTAACGATTATTTATTATAAAAACATAATATGGCGATACCAACAGAAAGAAATGAGTGTGGGGTTATAACGATATTCCCTATGTACGTATCTTGTAATTCTACGAATCCATCAAGCATTACTGCATCAGATGGGATTGCTAGTCTATTCATATCTGGTGGTACTCCACCGTATTTTATACAATGGAACAATGGAAGTATTGGACAATCCATAAACAATTTAAGTGTTGGGACTTACACCGCAACAGTAAAGGATTCTAATGATGATTATATTATAACCTCGACGTGTACTTTATCTGTTCCAACAACAACTACAACAACAACTACGACAACTACAACATTACCGGTGTACGACTTCTGTTTGACATTTACACCAAGTAGAGATAGTTGGGATTATTTCTATAATAGAAGTTAAAAAGAAAATATATGTATTTATACGATTTAGGAGATTTATTTGATGGTTATAAGTTTAGTGTTCATTTTAACCCTAGCGGGTTTTATAATGGTAAGAATTCTTGGTTATCCGATGATTCATCAATTAAAATTATATGGGACACAACCCTAAATGCTTGGAAATTATCAGGAGATACTTTAGGTAGTACTCAAGTGATAAATACTAATCCGACTTATCCCCCAATTAATGGTAATTGGACGGTGTTAGGTCAATCATACGTCGTAACTTCAAATCAAGGGGTGTGTGCTCCTGTGGATGCTTTAAGTGCGACGGTGAACTATAATAACCCTGGATGTATATGTGATGGGTCAATAAATGTTACTGCAACAGGTGGTGTACCGCCTTATCAATATTCTTATGACAATGGTGTGACATATATTGCGAGTCCAATCAAAGGTGGGTTATGTGGAGGTAACTATCAAGTTAAAATAAAAGATAGTGATAATACGATAGTGACTAAAACAGTTGCAATGAATACTGTTGAACCTAGAACAACTTATACTATTAATTTAAATACTACGAATACGGTTCTGACTTCGGTGGGTACGTATGAATACACATTTGCAGTCGTTGTTTCACCACCATTACCTGCGGGAGTTCAGTTAAATTTTGATTTAAATTTCTTAGGTGTGTTTATGAGAACACCAACGATTACTTCAGCAATTTCTTCGTTTACTCCACAAGTAATTAAAAATGGTTCGACACAATTAAACTTCACTGATAATACAAACGAAACAACGGGAACGTTTAATGGTTCAGGATGTCAAGGAAATACGTCATATAGTACTAATTACTCGTTCACTTATGCCGGATTAAGTATGGTGTCGACTGATGTTTACAGTATTAAGGTGGTGACGACAGAACAGTTAACTTGCACAGGAACAAATAGTGTAAATGCTGCGATTAGTGATACTGAATTAGGGCCGTTAGGTTACGGAAAAACGGCTTCGGGTCGTTATAGTTGTTGTCAAGGAAGGTTTACGATTAGTCCAAATACTTCGTATATGAGTAACGCAACGTTAACGGGATGTAATTGTTGTACAATTAATGGGACTTACACTAAATCATTATATGAATAAAAAAATTAAAAAATAGATAAATGGGGTTCATTTTAAAAAACACATCAGGATTAGTTAACACTAGATTTACTGATGCCGCAAGACAAAAGTTGTCTCAGGGTAAATTTAATATTAGCTATTTCCAAGTTGGGGATAGCGAGGTATTGTATAATACGTTACTACCACCATACTCTCAATCGAGTACTATGATATTAGAACCTGGATTTAACGCTCAGAACTCAAGTGGTTCACCTGAGTCAAACAAACAAAATGTTAAATATCCTTATTATGTTGATGGTACAGGTGGAAATACTTATGGTATTCCTTATATGGATTCGGTAGTGAGTCCAATCTATAATACTGCGGCGATTAGAGGGTTTTTTAGTGGTGATACTAGTGTATTACCAACGAGTTGGAGTGCATTAACGGGTAATGAGTATGTTGTTAATTCAAATTATGTTGTTGATATGAGTAGTTTGACGGGTGGTACTGTGATAACGATAAGTCAATTAAGTTGTAATCCTGTTCAGTATACACAACCATCTATTGGTGATATTATAACAATTTATTACGATAATTTAGGTGCTAGTAATTGTGGTTGTGTTAATTTACCAACACCCACACCAACGCCAACACAATATGCGACTCCGACACCAACACCTTCAAACACTCCAAGTCCTGATGCTCCTTGTGCTTCACCAACACCAACACCATCACCAACACCGAGTTTTTGTCCTGACCCAACACCTACCCCAATAAAAACGGATTGTGTTATGTCGATGTCGTCTTGTTATCCTGTTTTAACGTACAGAGTTGTTGATTATTGTAATGATAAAATAACATTGGATAGACCCACACCTGACTTTTCAAACATTTCTTTTTCAGGTTGTTACGCTCGTGTTTTGGTATATCCAAAACTAATTACAGGTTTGTATGATAGTACAACTCCGTTGGCTCATTACAGTGATGATATTATTAATTTTGAATCTGTTTGTAGTGTTGATGAATTTAATGTGAAAATTTGGAATATGAATATTCCTTGGTCTGAAGACTTAGCAGGTTTAGATTCTGCGGTTTATAAAGATTACCAACAATTTGGTTCGGTTAATTATTTAGGGACTAAAGAATACTTAGGTTATATGTCAAATAGTGGTCAAACATTTTTCATAAATAACTCATTAAGTGCGGAAACAACTGACACATATTATTATAATTCATTTGATGAGGTGGTTAAAGTTGAACCTGAAGAACAAAAGGCTATCGCGATAATTCACTACACTAACCAAACTATTGATTTATTCTATGGTGAAAAATTCGCTTTAGAACCTTATGACCCATCGGCACCTTATGACACTACAGGTCAAGCTAGAAACTTTAAATTACATATACCTTGGTTGATGTGGCATAAAAATCCTGATTGTTGTTATGGTGAGACATTTTGGGTTGACCCTCCAGGTTTTGATGACTTGACTGTTTCAGGTAGTCCATTGTTTAAGGTTCATTATTTACAATCAACTAAAAATGTTGATATGAACTCACCTGGTCTTAGATATTATAATTTATGGGATACTAATCCAACGGCAAGTGGGTATCCAAGTAGAATTGGTAAAGTGTTTCCTGACGATAGGTTGATTGTTATTGATGATGAAGAGATAATTGCTGCGATGTCGTACAAATCTAATCGAAATTGGACGTTACCCGCAACTAAATTGTTTTTATCAACACCTAACACTTGTAATACAATTGGTGATAGTGTGGGGGTTCTAACGGGGTCTAACGAGACTATGTTTGTAACTTATAGATTCACAAACACAACCGCATTTACAAATTCATTACATTGTAACTACTATTCTAAAATTACCGGACCAAACAACGTGTGTAATCCGTCTGATTCTGAAAATGTTGGAGTTAGATTTGGTGGTAATTTATCTTGTTTGACTAATTATACTGATTCATTTAAACAAGGGTTTTTTGCTGAAAAAATTGAGATTCTTTGTCAAAAAGTTGCGACGGGGGATAGACCAAATTCTGATGATTGGTTGATAATTGATATGACAGACCAAATTAGTGCAAGTACTATTAACGGTTATATAACTGAAGATGTTTTGACAGGTACTACGTTTGTTATAACTAAAGATTTGTATGATACTGCGGTTGCTAATATGGATTATTATAATTTGGATGATTATGTTAATTTAACGGAACAAGGTGTTACAACACCACAACTTAATTTTGGTGATGAGTATTATTTCTATGGTTCACTTGAAACTGATATTGAGGCAACAATCTATGAAATGAGGTATAAGGTTAATTTATCAAACACTGAGTTTCAAACAAGTACAAATCCAACTTGGACTACAACAACAAAACCATATATAACTGAAATTGGTCTTTACGATTCTGATAAAAACCTTATGATTGTATCTAAGCTACAATCACCGGTTTTAAGACAGGGGATTCAGCAATTTTTAGTTAAATTTGATTTTTAATATGAAGAAAACATTAAAAGAAAGTCCTAAAGTTTTAGGACTTGATGTTTCTACCAAAACTATTGGATGGGCATTATTTGATATACAAAGTCGAGAACTTTTAGAATTAACACATATTTCGCCAGTACCAAAACCTGTAGAAGAAAGTAAAATTAAAGAACTTTTACTTAAAAGTGACATTTTCAAAAGTAAATTGGTTCAATATAAAGATATGGGAATAACAAGTGTTGTTATTGAAGAACCATTACTTAATTCTAACAACATTAGGACCGTTCAAACTCTATTGAGATTTAATAGTTTTGTTTGTAAAGTTATTTACGATACGTTGGGAATCGTCCCTGAGTTTATTTCAACATATAATTCAAGAAAATTCGCATTCCCTGAGTTGGTTCAAGAGAATGATAAAGGAAAACACGTTTTATTTGGTGGATTACCAAAAGATATTGACAAGAAAATGATTGTGTGGGAGAAGGTTGCTAAACGAGAACCACAGATTCAATGGTTATATACTAAAAACAACACATTGAAAAAAGAGAATTTTGACCAAACAGACGCCTATTGTTGTGTGTTAGGTTATATGACTCAAGAAAAAATTTGGTAAATTATTTTAATAATAAAAAAAGGGAAGATAATACTTCCCTTTTTTTATGCCCTTTTGTTTTGTAATTCGGAAATGTTTTACAATACAAATATAATGATAAATTATTGTAATTCTATAAATCCTGTACCATCTTGTAATATTATGTAATCCCCTGTTTGTAATAATAATAGATTTCCTAATGTTGTTGGTGTTGGTGATGGTGTATATGATGGGGTAACACTTGGTGTGAATGAAGGTGTGACTGTTGGTGTGATTGATGTTGTTGGTGTAATAGTATTTGTTGGGGTAACCGTAGGTGTTGAGGTTTCAGTTATTGTGGGTGTTACAGTTGGTGTTGAAGTGTTAGTTTGTGTTGGTGTGTTAGTTGGTGTTTGTGTTACGGTAATCGTCGGTGTTTGAGTGTTGGTTGGGGTTGGCGTCGGAGTTGGACAAGGGTTTATTGCGGTACAAGGTGAACAATCATAATCACCATCGAAAGGTGGGTAAACAGGTTTAGTATCGTCCCAAACAATGGTTGGAGAACCTATTGCAGGATATGTCCCGACTTTATAACAATATCCATTAGTTGCGACAACAACATAATTAGCGTCTACTCCGGCGTATGTCATAGGAATACGAATAACATCATATGTTACATATGTCCCACAACAAGGATATGATTCAGCAATAACATAAACAGTTGTTGGTGTTGGGGTTGGTGTTTTAGTTGGTGTTACAGTGTTAGTTGGAGTGACGGTTGATGTGTTAGTTGGTGTTGGGGTAACTGTAGGTGTTGAAGTTTCTGTAATTGTAGGTGTTACTGTAGGTGTTGACGTGTTAGTTTGTGTTACGGTAATAGTCGGAGTAACAGTTGGTGTTTGAGTTTCAGTTATTGTTGGTGTTACAGTAGGTGTTGGAGTTACAGTTGGTGTTTGAGTTTCAGTTATTGTTGGAGTAACCGTAGGTGTTTGAGTTTCAGTGATAGTTGGTGTGACAGTTGGGGTTGAAGTTTCGGTTATTGTTGGGGTAACTGTAGGTGTTGATGTATTAGTTTGTGTTGGAGTAACCGTAGGCGTTGAAGTGTTGGTTTGTGTTGGAGTAACCGTAGGTGTTTGAGTTTCAGTAATAGTTGGTGTGACAGTTGGTGTTGAAGTTTCGGTAATTGTTGGAGTTACTGTTGGTGTTGGAGTTTCGGTAATTGTTGGAGTAACTGTAGGTGTTTGAGTTTCAGTTATTGTTGGAGTTACAGTAGGTGTTGAAGTGTTAGTTTGTGTTGGAGTTACAGTAGGTGTTGAAGTGTTAGTCTGAGTTGGGGTAACTGTTGGAGTTTGCGTTTCGGTAATTGTTGGGGTTACAGTTGGTGTTGATGTATTTGTTTGAGTTGGGGTAACTGTAGGTGTTGATGTATTTGTTTGAGTTGGTGTAACTGTAGGTGTTGATGTTTCAGTTATTGTTGGTGTAACTGTTGGCGTTGAAGTTTCGGTAATTGTTGGTGTAACCGTTGGTGTTGAAGTTTCGGTAATTGTTGGTGTAACCGTTGGTGTTGATGTATTTGTTTGAGTCGGGGTTACAGTTGAAGTTGGGGTGACAGTTGGTGTTTGGGTTTCTGTAATGGTGGGTGTTACTGTCGGAGTAACCGTTGGAGTTTGCGTTTCAGTTATTGTTGGGGTAACTGTTGGCGTTGAAGTATATGTGACTGTTGGTGTGACAGTTGGTGTTGAAGTGTTAGTTTGGGTTGGGGTTACAGTCGGTGTTTGCGTTTCAGTTATTGTTGGGGTAACAGTTGGTGTTGAAGTTTCGGTAATTGTTGGTGTTACAGTTGGTGTTGGGGTAACTGTTTGAGTTGG